CCATAATTGGCACAATATCTTCGGCAGTGGGTGTGTGATACAGAATTTCATTGTTCTGGTACAGACGAAGCTCCATCTCGATTTCTGAGGGCTTCACCTTATACTCCAAACAAAAAAGAGCAGCATATATTTCAAGCTGCTCCATGTGTGCCGGCACAACGCCGGTTTTAAGGTCATGAATACGAAGAGTACCGTTTCGGAACACAATTGTATCTGCGGTACCAAAGCAGTTTTCCGAATAAAACAGAATTTGCTCAGGCACCATGCGAAAACTGATTGCATCGTTGACATACATGTTTAATGTCTTCTGCGACTTGGGAAGCTTTTGTCCCAGAGTAATACATTGACAAGCAAAATCATGCAGAACGGTTCCTCGCTGCGTAGCCAAAAACTTTGAATAAGCATCGGCCACTTTTGTTTCGTCGTAGTTAATCCAATGATACTTGCTGGCACCAAGAAAAGCGTGTTGCCCTTCAAGATTGGAATGATTGTTGAAGATCATGCAGCACTTCCTCCTTGTTCTCGGGGCAAATGAATCTGGAGAAAGACATCTCATCCATCTTGCCCACATAATATTCTTGGTTCGGTTGCTTTTTTGCGCCAGCGTGTTGCTTACATTCCAGAGCAGCCCATTTGTCATTGAACAGAATAAGCAGATCAGGAATGCCCTGTAAATATCCAGAGTCACTTTTCATCACGATGCAACCCGGAAAAATTTTCTTAAGCTCCTTAATGAGCTTCGATTGAAATTGACTTTCGAGCATTGGCAAATGAGCCTCCTTTCATGTAGTTTTTTCAAAACTGAAAAGAGAATGTCTATTCTTAAAAATAGCTTTTTTACTCCTCTCTTCATAAAAGGGGATGTATTTTTCGCGCGGCGGAAAAAGGCATAAAAAAAAGACCGAGACACCGTTTAAGCATCTCGGTCAAATATAAAGTTGTTTGTTATCGAGCTTCTACACTTACTGGATCAAGTTCAAAGAGACCGGTATCAGAATTGTAGCTCCGCACTTTAGCCTGTATTCTTACATTGCTGCCGACTTTGATATAATCAGCAAGCGTAAGTCCGTCTCCTAAATCATATACACCAACATCCTTAAACTTAAAAGTTGGGCCAGGGTTTGCAGTATTTTCATCCACATAGTCTCCAGCACTGATTAGCAAATCATATCGGGTGTCGTAATTATCGTGGTTTGTAAGATAGGTAATACAGCCATCAAACTCAATAACCTGATTCTTATGAGCCTCTGCAAAATCGGCATACGATTGATCCATATCTGCTTTAAGAGAAAGCATTGCTGCCAATTCTGGAGAATTATCTACTGTCAAAATATCAACAGCAGGCTCTTCGGTTGAAACGGATTCGCTATCTGTTTCAGAAGTTTCTTTTTCCGGGAATGTGTGATATGTGATTACGACCTCGGCATCAGCCGGATACCAAGTATCAGCAGAGTATCCAGTATCGCCATCTACGGAAACAGATTCAACCTCACCGTCTTTTGTAAGCCAACCGGTAACAAGGTCGTCAAGTTTTTCAAGTTTGATGTTTGTGAAACCACTACTTTCAAATTCGTCAACTACTTTTTGATAATCCTTGCCTTTTTGAATACTGGAACCCGATGGAGTTTTAGCTTCTCCTTCATGCCCCTCTGAACTGCAACCTGCAATCGTAAATATCATGACAATCGCCATGCACGCTGCCAAGAACTTTCTCATCTCATTATCCCATCCTTTCCGAGGGCATTAAAAAAGTGCGCCCCCACAACGAGAGACGCACTGAAAAAGTGTCAACCCTCATTGTTGCCACACAATCTCAATCAAGCCGCAAAGGGACAAATGAAATGAGTAAAGAGAGAAAACACTTTTTACCAAAGCAGTTTTCCCTAAACGACTTGAACATATTAGATTGTGTGGCGCTTATAGTATAGCACAGTCTGAAAGAAAAAGAAAGAACTTTCGGTAAAAAGTCTTGACATTTCCATCGACTTGTGCTATGTATTTCGGCTTCTGGTCAAATGCCCACTTTACTCGCCCTATTTATATATTTATTAAAACTTTTTATCGCAATTAAATAAGAAATAAAAGTGGGAAAGTGGGCTTTTTTCACAAGAAAAATTTCAAATCGGCGCAAATCGGCCATTTTGGGGCAAAAAACGCCTAAAAAGTGCCATTTTCAGAAAATGCCTCCGAATTTTTCTGCCCACTTTTGGTTTTCAAAACCGGGCTTTTGCCCACTTTTTCTGGGCTTTTTTCAAGAAAATTATCCGTACACGCTCAAAAATTTTTTCAAAAGTGGGCTTTTGCCCGAATCCGCCAAATAAAAGTGGGCTAAAATTTACACAATTTTTAAGTATGTACGGACTCATTTCTCTCATCTCCAAACCCGTCCGTTCCGTTTATCAACCAGAATAATCCGACCTTCGATCTCGAAGCCAGCCAACTCACACAAGTAAAACAGCGTATGCAGCAGCCTATGAAATCTTTCGTCTTCTTCACGCTCAATATTCTTGATGGCTTCGTAAGCGGTCGGGTCAGAATATCCTTCGGCATTTCGTCGAGGATTAGTAGTGTTCGCCATGATGCAGGTACTCCTTTCTTCTAAGTTTGTTTCAAGATTGCTACGCCTTCTTTCAAGCTTTCCGGAATATCAATTACTCGCTGGTTACGGCTTCCTCTGAAATCAAGCTCCAACGATTTTTCAGCCTGTACGAACGGGCCGTCAACAAGCACATCAATATGTTTCAGAAGCTCGATGCCTTGCCTGTACAAGTCTTCAAAAAGATAACCAGTGTAGCACCAAACGCTAAGCCCCATTTCATGAGCTTTCTCAGCAATCAGAGCACACTGGTAAATCTGACAGAACGGCTCGCCTCCGGAAAGAGTGATACCATCTATCCAATCTTTTCTTTTTGAAATATCATCGAGTATATCTTCAATTAGTACAAGCTTTCCGCCACCGAACGGGTGAGTTTGAGGATTGTGGCAGCCCGGGCAATGATGTGGACAACCCTGTGTGAATACCACATACCGGATTCCTTCCCCGTCAACAATGGACTCCGATTCAATTCCCGAAATTCGAATCAACTTCATGTTTGACACGATCTCGCTCCTCCGCACGCTTAGCGTCATTCCACTTATCAAGAGTTCCGACCAAATATCCAGTGATGCGACGAATGCGTTCGAACGGAACTCCATCAGCCTCGCTCCGTCCGCAGCAGGGACAGGTGTCATTGATAATACCGTTATAACCGCAGACAGGATCTCGGTCTACAGGATGGTTGATGCTTCCGTAACCGATGCCGGCTTCTTTCATGTGTCTTACAACTCGTTCGAAAGCTACAAGGTTTTTGGTCGGATCACCGTCCAGTTCTACATAGGAAATATGACCGGCATTGGTAAGAGCATGGTACGGAGCTTCAATGTCGATCTTTTTAAGAGCCGGGAGATGATAATAGACCGGAACATGAAAACTGTTAGTGTAGTAGTCACGATCGGTAACTCCCTTAATAATACCAAATTCTTTTCGGTCAGCTCTAAGCAAGCGCCCGGCTAAGCTTTCAGCAGGAGTAGCAAGACAGGTTACATTCATGCCAAACTGCTTGCTTTTCTCATCACAATAGTTTCGAATATAACCTACAATTCGCAGACCAAGCTCCTGAGATGCTTCATCTTCACCATGATGATGCCCTGTCAATGCTACAAGACACTCTGCAAGCCCACAGAAACCGATAGAGAGCGTTCCGTGTTTCAGCACCTCTCCAACCTCATCGTCCGGTCTAAGCTTGTCAGAGTCCATCCATACACCTTCTCCCATGAGGAACGGAAAGTTTCTAACTACTCTTGACGCTTGAATCTCGTATCGGTCGAGAAGCTGCTGCATGGTTTTGTCGAGCATTCCGTCAAGCAGTTTGAAAAACTGAGGAATGTCACCGTCGACCACAATAGCCAGCCTCGGAAGATTGATAGAGGTGAAACTCAGATTACCTCTTCCGGGAGCGATCTCACGAGACGGGTCATAAACATTGCCCATTACACGAGTACGACAACCCATGTAGGCAACCTCTGTTTCAGGATGACCAGGCTTGTAATATTGGAGATTGAACGGGGCATCAATGAAAGCAAAGTTAGGAAACAGCCGCTTTGCACTGACCTTCATCGCCAGTTTGAACAGGTCATAGTTTGGGTCATCGGGATTATAGTTGACTCCCTCTTTGACACGGAAAATCTGAATAGGAAAGATTGGTGTTTCGCCATGACCGAGTCCTGCTTCTGTAGCAAGCAGAAGCTGCTCAATAGCAAGACGACCTTCCCAAGATGTATCTGTGCCATAGTTAATAGAGCTGAATGGAACTTGAGCGCCGGCACGGGAATGCATGGTGTTCAGATTATGAATGAACCCCTCCATAGCCTGATAAGTATCGCGAGTAGTCTTTTCCATAGCATAGTCGAGAATCCATGCTTTATCTTTCAGATCGTTGAGGCGTTCGCAAATCTCATAGCCTTCTTTCAGATATTTTTGATAGGTGTAACGGACACCCTCGGCCATAGCATAATCGAAGTCCACGACACTCTGTCCACCATGCTGGTCATTTTGATTCGACTGAATGGCAATAGCAGCCAGAGCAGCATACGAACCGATGCTTTTTGGTGCTCTCAGATGACCGTGTCCGGTATTGAATCCGTCCTTGAAAAGCTTTCGAAGCTCAATCTGCGTGCAGGTCGTCGTCCACGCATAGAAGTCAAGGTCGTGTATATGAATCCATCCATCGCGGTGAAGTTCTGCAATTGCAGGTTTAATCAAATACTCCAGATTGTACTCCTTGGCGGTGTTGGCACCATATTGCAGCATAGCCCCCATAGGGGAGTCACCGTTGATGTTGGCGTTATCTCGTTTCAAGTCACTATCTTTTGCCTGAAGAACGGTAATACTATCAAAAATAGCTTTTACCTTTTCTCCGAATTGTTCATTCATAGAAAACCCTCCTTAAATATCATCCTGATTGCGATGCAGACTGTGTTCAGCGTCGAAACCATCCGGATACCTGGCTTTCAGTTTGTCCACATTCATCTGCATGATGGTTTCAAGGTCATACCCAATGGCGTTTGCACTTACAGCGAGATACCAAGCCACATCTCCAAGCTCTTTAGCCATATGTGCAGTGTCCAGTTCGTGCCCCTGAAACAGATGCTTTTTCAAAATATCAATTGCTTCGCCGGCTTCTCCGTTCAGACCCATTAAGCCATTGAGTAGAAGTTTCTCAGGCGGTAAATCTCCTGGGGCTGTGCGAAGAGCTGCCTGCTGATAATCGTTCGGTGTCATATTTTTTCCTCCTGTGATTACGATTTACCAGTGCAATAGCCTGGTTTATTTGAATATCAAGCTGACGTTGTTCTTTTGCTTCCCGCAGACGGTCACGAACAGCCTGAATATCTGCTTTTGTCGCTTCTCTGGCAAGCATGTTTTTTCTCCTTTACACAAAAAATAAGAGCCAAGGTTTAACCTCAGCTCTTACATGACTTGTTAATTTTTCGATTTGTGGTATTTCCAGGCTTCACAAACCGTTTCCTTGCATTTCGGATAATCAGGGCGTCCGCATTTGTTGCAGATAAGCTCTTTCCGTCCGAGATCCGGAATATCTTCCTCAAATTCTCTGATAACAGTTGTCCATGTGCCGTCTTTTCTTCGAACCGGACAGGACATTCTGGATTTGACTTTCATTGACATCGCCTCCTCGTAGTATTTTACCACAAATATAACAAAAGTAAAAGAGCTTGTTACGGCCCCTTTACCTTTGAAATCGAGTAACTTACGAAATCATGATCTTGTAGCGTTCGTTCAGCTCTTCAAACACTTCCTGATCTGCTGCAATGCTGATGTGAAACTCAATCTTGCCCTTTTCGTTCAACACGGTTTGGACAGCAGGTTGAAGTTTCTCAGCAAACAGCATTCTCAAACAAGTGCCGAGTTGCCGATCATTAACTGCCAGAAAATAATTCATTGTGCGTTACCTCCTTTCATAATAGGGGGTGTATTTTTCGTGCAGGAAACCGTTTGTTAGAGTTTCTCCGTCTCGATAAGGTGCTCGCATTCATGTGGGTTTTCATCCGAGCAGACTTTATATTTATCCCAGTATCTTGGGCATTCATGTTCCTTTGCGTTTTTACTGCACATCGTCCATAGTGGGCACAGCTCTCCGTAATAAGGAAGCTGATTGACTACGAATTTCATCATCTTTCATCCTTTCTTTTCGCCAGTAATAAGCTTAGAATATGGCAGACTTTCAATCCAATCACAGAACGTATGCCATTCGTCGAGTTTGTGATTCCGGCGGGACTTGTAGATGTTTGCCAGAACCTCGTAGTTCAGCATGACTGTCCGGCGCTGGTTATAAGAGCTTGGCAGAAGTTGGATCAGCTGCCACCAGTACCGTTTGTCCTTTGTTTTAATATATCTTCCTCGGTAGTAGTTAAGGACATTGATTATTAAACCCAGAAGGTCATCGCCATCTACCCGGATGTTATTCGCATCATTGAGAAAAAGAGCGTCGCCTGCATCATTATTAGCCATACTCAGTAAATGTTCATGACTGAAATCCTCCAGCGTAAACTCCTTGTCCGCAATCTTATGCATCGTCGAGCACGAGTTCGCAACCGTACCAACCTTATAAGTATCAAACTCCTTCCACCAGTACAGCGGAGCAGTGATGTCGAGATAGACGGTAATCATCCGCATGAACTTACGATGATCGGTACCGGCATTTCTCAGTCGGTTCATCAAATCTGCATCATTCGGACCAATCCAAAAATCACTATCATCAGAGTAAGAAGCCAAAATATGATTCTCCCTCTGAGCTGGAGCGAGATATCTCCAATTAGAATCACTCTTTTCCCAAGAGTTCTTAGGGTTTCGCATACCACGAATGGCGTGCTCCCAGCCCATAACCTCGGTGTTTTCAATTTTCAGCATTTTCTACCTCCGTAAGCTTCGTCCTAATCATTTCCAGAATTTCTTCTACAATCGAACGAGTGTTATTGTGTAACTTAATATAATCGGCATGGTCTTTATACCAGGTAAACATTTCGGAAAGGTCGCCTTTAATCCAGCTGAATGCCCACCAGTCACAGATCATCTCAATAATGTATGGATACGGCATTTCGATAAGGATAGTTCCTTCTTTAGGTTCGTCGTTGATTAAGACCCAATACTGCCAATGATGGGGGTTTCGGTGGATATGCATAAGCCATGCCCGGTTAAACGCCTCGATGATTGCTGGGGTTTGCTCCCCATAGAAATAGTTGTCATAAGGCGTGTACTCATCTGGCGTATTCTTCGACATATCATGGAACTCAATATTTCGAGTTGCCTCCACATCTGTCAGTTCTGGAATATAAGCAGCAATCCACTGATAAGCCTTTTTTACAGCTTGCCTGTGTTTTTCCAGATATTCATCATATTTTTGAGACATTGGATTCTCCTTTCTGATAGATAACCCGATCGCAAGCAACTTTGTTTACCACGCTGGTTGTGTAGTCGATTGTAGGTACCTCATGCTGCTCGAAATGGATTACTATGGAAAAATCAGTGATTAAATCATTTTCGGGATGCACCATCGATTCAGCTCGGTTGATAAGTTCTTGACCTGCGTCTTTTATTTGTTGAACAAGAGTATTACGATACCCATTAGCCATTTTTTTCGATCTCCTTTCTCAATTTATGAGCCATAGCCACCTGTTCCTCAAGCCCCGGCATATGAGGGCAGGGGTAATCGAGACCGCAAAATAGACAAGTAACACCTCTCGTAAGAGCAAAGCATCGATTGCATAAAACCCGACAACTTTCTTTAAGTGAATCGTTTTCATTTTCGAGTTTTGAAAGCTTTTCATGGTATTCAGTCTGAAGGTCTGACAACTGTCTTTTCAGTTGTGCATTCTCTTTAGTAGCATCTGACGAAAGTGCCTTTCTGAACTCCTCAAGATTCATGTTTCTTTTCTCCTTTCAGAAATATCACTCTTGATCGAGCCGTGCCTGTTTAAGGATGCGACCAATTTCATAAACAGATTTTGCCTGTGCAATTTTTCTCTTAACTTCTTCGCTATAGCAAAGTTCCGTTGCAATATCAATCGCATCCTTTTTCTCGGCATCAAGAATTGTTTTTGCTTTCATAGTTCATTGGTTTGTGGGAATTTGTATTGCTGGGTTCTGCGAGACAGTCATTGCACGGGTCTTTGGACTCTTCAAGACCGTGGTGCTTGCACGATTTGCAATACTGGTCAAAATAGACTTCCTTTTCTTCATTCATCTGCAAAAACTCCTTACAAAATCCACATAATAAGCTTGATCGTCGCAGCTACGATAATCGCACTGGCACACAAAGACATCAGAATAGCGATAGCCTGCCCGATTTTATAAGCAAGGCTGCCACTCTTCTTCGTTTCTGGACGATATAATGTATCTTTTTCGTATTCAGGCATATATTATCCTCCAATCTGAAGTCCGAGATGAGAATATAAATCCTTATAAAGGATCTTCTCCAACTCGTCCTTATACATTGTTACAACTTTGCCGTCTACTACACGGCTTACAGTTTCTCTCAAAATGGGAGCTGCTATATCAGCAGTAACTGGGACTTTGACATCTGCCATAATCGGTTCTGGTAAATATCCCAATGCTTCCATTTCCTTGTGCTCACAGGTCTCGACAAAAGGACATTCATGGCATTGCTTCATCAGTCTTGCCAACGCCATCGTTCGTCACCTTCTTTCTCAGGTATCGCTCAATGTTTTTGCACCGATTTCGATTTGAGCATCGAATGACCGTGTCGGATATGACGATCTCTTCACTCATTCCGTATGCTTTTTGCGGTCGTTGAACATCTGGATCGAAGTCCATGCAAGCAGAGCAATACTCCGCGACATCAATTGTTATCATCTTTTTTCCTTTCTCAGGCAGCTTTGGGTTTATAGCTGCCGACATACTTGGTTTCGTTGAAATTCCGTTTCTCGCTCAATGCTCTACTGATAGCCAAATCAATGCCGGAACGGGACTTCAGATGGTAGTAATACAAATCTTTGAACGGTGTATTTAAGCGGTCAGTTCGTCCTGCTGATTGCTTCATAATTTTGTAGGAGTAGTTCTGCGAGTAAAACACAATGGTATCCGTACTAATGCAGTTCCATCCTTCGGCTCCGGCAGTATACTGAACCAGATACACCCAACTGTCACAAGTTGGAATCGGTTGATGCTTGTGACCGTTCCATTCTGCAATCTCAACATTTTCTCCATAGTAGAGATTTTTCAGAATATCAAGTTCATAGTCGAAATTGTAGAAGACAATCATTTTAGGATGCTTCTCAAACAGTTCCATTAGAGCGATTTGTCTGGACTCATCCTCGTTTACGATGCGTCGCCATACATAGCAGAGCTCCCCAGCATTGACAATCGGCTCGTTTTTATATGGATTCCAGCGAAGACGGCTTGTCTCTTTATACTTTGCAACATCATAACTGACATAGACATCCTCATGGTGCGAACAGGTTTCCCGCTTAAAATCCATATCCACAAGAATGCGATTACGAAGCCGGATGAGTCGTCCCACTCCCAAATATCTGTCTACTTTCGGATACTTTCCATTCACCCAGGTCATGACCATGTGCTCTTCTTTGAAAGCTGTACGGTTTTTGTAAAAGCCGTTTGCTACGAAGACAGGAATATAATCCTCCCATGTGTCTCCTGGGGTTGCGGATAGTAGAATCCATTCATTAAACTTGGCGATTTTCAGAAATGCTTTTACCCATGCACCCGAACCGACAACGCGCTGCTCGTCAAATATAAAGAATGCATCCGTAACCGTTGCATACTTCCCGATATTGTTCCAGGAATCAACGACGACCTTATTTTTATAGGTATTGACTTCCGCGTGAACAGAGAGAAGGAAGGGCGAAAGCTCACCCTCCCATTCCAAAGTATCTCTCTTTCTCGCCGTGGTGATGATGTACAGGTCTTTTGGCATACCCGGCATCCGAATATAACTCTTTGTGCCGAGCTTACCGCCATTCTGTTTGTAATAATAGGCTAAAGCTGTTCTGGATTTGCCACTACCGACACCGCCACAGAGAATGCAGCCGTTTTTCATTCTCTCAACAGCATCTGTTTGATAGTCTCGAAGTGATATGCCTGCCATCAGCGCCCTCCGAAGATCCGACGCAGCACCCAGACATTAGAAAAATACATTGGAGTGAACCAGTAATTCTCTTTGTCGTCGTTGTCCGCCATCGGTTCTGTCAGAGAGTTTCCAACCTTTACATATCCTGCTACCCCCAAAAGTGAAAGCTGAATATAACACATCAGCGCCACCGTTTCATCGATATCCTGTGCAACGACGAGAAGATGATTTTGGTAGTTCAGATTTGTTTTTTCCAACTGCTTCCTTGCAGCGTGAATTGCCGCAATCAATGTCGCCCCTGCACCACAGCAAGGGTCATTGATTGAAATATAACCGTCCTGTTCTACCTTTTTTACAACATCATCCATCGTCATTTCAGCCATTAGTTCACAGACATGATACGGTGTAAAGATCTGACCGTTATGCTCGTCACCGAGCTTAAGGGACATGAAAATGCTGCCCAGAAAGTCCTGCTCCGGATTTTCTTCCAAAGCCAAGACAGTCTGAGCAGCCAGTTCAGGAAACACCTCTTGTTCCTGCTTATTGTACTTTTTGATGATTTCCAAATATAACGCTTCTCGCTTATCCCGGTGCTCCTTATCGAGAGGATTAGATAGCGAACAAGCGAACATAGTGATGAAGTCACGCCAAACATCCCAAGCCCGATGTCGATTGGTCAATCGTCCGAATGCATCTAAGAAAGCTTTTTCCGGAGACAAAACCTTTTTGTATTTTTCCCCAGCGGGCTTTTTTTGCTTTGGCGTTTCTTCTTTTTCCTCAGGCTCAGTCGTTTGCGGAATCTCTTCCACCGGCTGCTGAGGAGCAACTAAAGTAACTGCTTTAGGCTTGGTAGCCTTTTTGCGTTTCTTCTTTTTCTGCCACAACATGGCTTTACCTCCTTTCGGTTACTAAAGGGGAATAGGCTGTTTCCTCTTACCATCATAGGCGTGCACACCTAATCGAGACCTTACTGGACATTTAACCAGACATGTACTAAGCTGGCACCTATTCACCTTTAGAAGGGCATCTCCTCAGGACCCTCAGTTTCGGCATACTTTTCAGCGAATTCGTCTTCCTCAATGGTGACATACATCGTCTTAAGGTACGCCTTGACTCCGGTTTTGCCATTGACCTCCCAGTTGTAGGGACGGATAGTCAGGTCGACATTGCGGATCTCTGCGAAGTCCAGAGTTCCGATAGACTCCTCATCCAGCTGAGTCTTAGCTGGACGAGTAATCATAATAACCTTCGGGGGGATGTTATCGAAGCTGACCGCCACCTGAATATAATGGCGAGGAGCCTCGTCCTCATCACGAGGAGCCAAAACACGAACATTCCAGCCATCCTCAATAAGCTTCTGCGCCATATCGGGATCTTCAATGACCACGCAGAAATTGCGGGAGCCAGCACGATTGTACTTGGACTCCTCACCCTTAAAGTTGCGGAAGATAATTCGAGCATTCTCGATGATGATGTTGTCTACTGCTTTATAAGCCATAATTAGTTTCTCCTTTCAATTTTTGCGTTTGTCGCATGGAAATGGGCAAGTCCTGCACTCCTCATTGGGAATACAGGACTCGGTAGAATCAGCCGTGCACAAAATATAAATGAACACAGCAATTAACAGAATTAAAATCATAAGCATTACCTCACATCAAACGGCGTAGTATCGTCCTCATGAGGCTCGCCAGCTCCGAACCATGGTGGTGTGTTATCCGAAACATACGGTTCGTCCGCCGCAAAGCGTTCGAAGTCACCATAAACAGACAGAGACTTGACTGCTTCGTCTACCATGTTGTTGTAATAACCACGGTCAATGTCGCTCTGCTTGTCCAACTGCTTGACCATCTCGGATTCAAGCCAACGGAAACCTTTGGAACCGGTCGCCGCAGCATAACCTTTTTCACCAGTCTTCTTGTTTTCTGTTTCACGAAGCAGGATGCCGCCTCCGCAGCCAGGCTTAATCGGGCAGAACTGACCAACTTTTCCGATAAAGTGGTAGTTATGACCCTTGGCAATTTCGTCCGTTAATTCTTCGACACGCTCACATTCAGTGGACATCGGCTCAGTCATGCGTTTAGAATCGGTAATCTGTTTCCACAGTTTATCTCTTTCCGCTTCAAGGACACTTACATCCGGCAGAGCCTCGTTCATGTCAAGATAGAGCGAGGAAGTTACAGATTTCGTCTCGCACATATCCTCGAACTCGATGTTCTCCTTGCTGAAGAGCGTCTTGAAAACATAAGGAATCTGGAACTGTGTACCGGTTGCTGTCCACGCATACGGATGCTTCTTGTTCTCCTTGCAAATATCCTTTGCAGAGTCGATGTACTTTTTCCCGTACAGGTCACAGCACTTCTCGACTGTAGCATAACGAGCAATATAAACTGCGTCGTTTACCAGACATATACGGTCGTAGGTTGCTTCGTGTTCAAAGTTGTACCCATACAGCTTGCCGTATTCAGTTACAAACTTGATGATCTCAGGCGTTGCATCCGGAATCTTGATGGAGTCGGTTTTGATGTGTGCCACAGTAAAGCCCTGACTCTGAACAGCGTGCTTGAGATTGACCATAAACAGAGCTCCACGCTTCGCAACGATGTTATCCTTGTTACGGTTATCCCGGAACGGGTTTTCAAATCCGGCTGAGGTCAGACCGTACACGGAGTTAATTGCAATTTTCAGAGCCTGTGCCAAGTCAGCCGCAGCATTCTCGTCAGTCAGGTACTTAGCCAATGCACCGCCCAGCATCTTCTTTGCTTTGTCAAAATCCTTATGCTTGATAGCAATACGAGCCTGGAGAATTTCATTGAACCGTTTCGTGTATTCAGGTCCGAAGAGTTCTTCTGCTACAATACTGCTCGGATGCATAGAGGCAATATCCAACAGAGCAATGTTACTGTACATACCGGGTTCAGAATATACATAGCCGCCCTCACCGACTTCTTCACCTCTGTAGACAGACTTGCCGCCCTCGAATGTGTAGCCAGGAAAGATGGGACGATGGTTTTTATCGAACTGTGTGAACTCGTCGTAGTCTTCAAGCCCCATTGTAAACGGAAGATCCGCATTAGGATCGAAGATCTGACTCTCGTCACCCATGAAACGGTAATTGAACTGATCCTGAGGCTTGCGGTTGTTGCCAAATATAATTTTGGTGGTCAGCGAGTTCGTCGTATCATTAACTGACATCCCCGCAACATCCGCCAGAATCTGACGAGCCGTGAAGTCAGCCTTACGAGCATTAAAGGTTGTTTCTGTTGCAATAACATCGTTGTCACAATACTCGGCAACCTTTGTCCAAAGCTCCTCCGGTACAGGCTTGTCCCAGGGAAGACCAAGTTCCTGATGGTGAATACCCAGTTCAATCTCGAACTTTTTCAGGGACTGCTTCTTACTGGAAAAGTCATACACATCCGTATACGACACATTATAGGCTTCGCCAAAGAAGCAATTTGCACTGCCGTTGATGATCTTAGTCGAGAGATTATAGAGCTGTTCGTTCGTATACCCCATCAACCGGGCATAGAGAATATGATTATCGTACCGACGGCAGTTGAAGCCAACCAGACGGAATCGCATCAGTTCCTCGATCTCAGTCGGTGTAGGGTTAATCATACGAACTACCGGCTTACCCTCACCTTCGATTTTCCAGTTCACGAGGAATAGGTTCGGAAACACCTCAACATCGTAAAACACGAGCTTGGCGTCATCATTTTTTGCTCCTGCTGACTGGTCTGCGGATTTGAACTGCATCTTGTTGACAAGCTTGATGCAGTAATCTGCCTGATGCGTACTGCTTGCTGCAAATGCCAAAACAGCATTGCGCATATCTGTCACATCGTAATTGAGTCCACTTGCATAAGCATCCTCAAGAATTTTGTAAATGAAGTCGATACTGGGCTTTGTTGCCGGATGGTATTCTTTATTCAGATTTCGCTTGATTTGCGTTCTAAGCCCTTTCTCACTCTTCACCCCTTCAAAATTTATCACTTGCTTTTCTCCTTTCAGTGGTAAACCAGAGTTGATCGTTGCGATGGGCAAATCATTACACTTTGTCAGTTTCCTGCGCAGCGAGCTTTTTCCAGTGAAGACTTTCACTTCAATGTGATCGTCATACACTCGGCTGAGCTTACTGACATCACCGGCATAAATATAATGAAGGTGGATGCCCTGACCGCTTTTGCTGAGTTCAGCATAGGTCGGCGGCCATTTACTCGCTTCTTTGAGATTCAGTTCAAAAGACTTATTACCATCCTTATCCTGAATATCAAAGTCGATAACAATGTGGTTCTCCGGGACTTTCACATAATGCAATCTGGATGTAGACAGGTCACTCAGCTTGGTAGAAACTTCATCCCATTTGGAAGTCGGCGTTTCTTTAGCTGAAGCATACTGAGCAGGACAATCCGCACATTCTCGGTCAAATACCGATTTTTGTTTTAAGAACTCGATCAGCTTATGCTCAGGCTCTTCTTGCTCAGTAAGCGCCTTATCCTCGAATTTCTCGGTTCGGAAGCCGATGTAATAACTCCGCACACGAGTTCCATCATCGAGATTGAACCTCTCCTTGTAATCCCGGAAATAGTTTTTCAGTTCTTCCTTAAATATCCTCTGAGAGAATGGGAAGGTAACTTTTGCCTCGTCGCAATAGGTTTTATACATCTCCCATGAGGCTTTGAGAGTTGTCCCGTCTTCTTTCTTGAAGACATGGTAAGAATCGATAATGAAGTTATAGAAATCATTAGATGCACCGAGCATCGTCACGGGAATATAATCATCGTATCTGCCCGGATTCTCCAGATAGACTTCCTGACAATGATAAGCAATGGCACCGAGTTCGAATTCAATTTGCTTTGTCACTGCCTTGTATTCCTTGGGGCTCAATTTATTTCCGGAAGGAGACACATCGATCAATCGTCTGATAAGACCTGACTTTGCGTCCGTAATCTTGACCGGTTTATTGGTGCCCATGAACAGGAAGCACTTGAAGCGGTTTGCGTAGGTCGATTTGAACTTTTCATTTACTGTCATCAGCTCGTGAGAAACCAAACTATTCAGTCGAGTGTTATCCTCAATACGAGACAGATCACCATCATGCTGAATCGCCACAAGCGGATTCGTCTTGAATGCCTCCAATGCGAAGGAGTTACTGGATGAACCCAGTGCCTTAGCGTCAAAGACCGAGTAATATCCCTCAAAGAGCTGCTGAATAATATTCAGAACCGTAGATTTACCCGTACCTGCTGCACCGTACAGAACCATAAATTTCTGCAATTTCTTCGACTCTCCACAGACAATAGAACCAATAGCCCATTCAATTTTCGTTCGCTCTTCTTCAGAGTAAATTGTGGACATCAGCTTATTCCATGCCTCCGTGGCCCCTTCTTCAAGAGGATAGTTCAGCCGCTTACTTGCGTAGTCTTTTTTGTTCGTCGGTGTATTGGAGAATATAAGTTTCTCATCAAGCATGTGGAAAGAGTCTCGCATCTGCTTTTGACAGTATTTATGCCATGAATCGATCATTCCAGATTCGGAATCCCACATGTGCAGAACTTTAATACTCGAATCAAAGTTTTTGCGGTTTTCCTCTGCATACTTGTCAAGTTCCCGGTCAATAAGCTGGAGTGCATCTTGCTCGTCCGTAGACCATAAACCTCGGTCTTCTAACCAAATAGCATAGAAGTCACCGCCTCTAATCATCAGGTCGGAGCTTTTCTTAATGATAAACTTCGGATAGATTTCTATTACACCACGCTTCGTACTACGGGTCGAAATCATTAAAAAGTCGATCATCGAAGTTCTTTAGTCTCCTTCCGTTTTTCTAAGCTCCTTGATTTCGTTTTTAAGGTTCCCGATCTCATCACGCATACTGCGAATCTCCAAGTCCTGGATAAGCATGTTCACAGTCATAACTGTGGCAACCATGACGGTGCTGCGATTGAAAGACCTCTGCTTTCTGAGCGTCTTAGCAAACACACGCATCGCAGTTTCGGAGCAGCGAAGACTGCCGAAAATATAACGAATCATTTCATCCATGTTTCTTTTCTCCTTTCATGTCGGCAAGAAATTGATCGATCGTTTCAAACTTCCAAGCCTTCGGCTCTCTCAACGAAAATATAAATTCCTGCCCGTTGGTTTTGCGAATTCGAATGCTGTTTTTACCATTTGGGAAGTATTCTTTTACCTCCTTTGCCTGGTCGGGTAAGCATGTCTGGAAAAACCCGTACACTTGCGTATGAATCATGGCAAATCTCCTCTATAGGATGCTGTCCAAATACCAATTCATCTGCCACCAGATTTCGACAGTTTGCATGTCATACTTGCAGCGTTCGACGGTAAACAAACCGCCTTCACCATTTCGTTTGTACTTGCGGTTCATAAATCGAGATATTACATCGTCTGTATACGCCGCATCAAATCGAGAATCACTCATCGACCCTAAACCCAGACTGACAATCATGTTCCAGAACCACTGTCCCATGCGATTGCCGATATCTGGGTCGGTCATAATATGTTCTTCACAACGAAACGCTAAGGCAATAAGCATCTCCAATACACTGCAAGGGCGGTTATCCAGATAACTGGCAATCATAGGACCCTCGTATTCTTTTTCATAACCAAAACGATACCGGAGGTCTATCCCATCTTCTGCTCGATTTCCGTCCATCGGCAGCATATATTGAAAATCAATATTATGCAGATGACGAAGAAGCTTCTGATAAGACAGCCTCCGGCTATATCGTTCGTTACATACGAGCTGACACATCCACTCAAAATATTCATTGTTCAGCTCAATTTCAGTCATTCGATCCTCCTATTAGTAGTTGGAGCCTTCGGCCACATCGGAGAAAAAGCGATTGTCTCTGAGAATTTCATAGTCACATCTCAGGCGGTCATTACGAATAAAGACCGAATCGTCCTCATACTCTCCGAAGTGCTCAGCAAAGTCCTCACCAACGGTATCCTCAATATCCTCGACAACCTCGTCTTCGTCATCAGCGAGAACACCATCGCCAGCGTAATAAACCAGACTGATCTGCGTATAATTGTCATTCTCACCGTAGTCGTCCGGAGAGATGACATAAGGTTCATTGGGCATAGGCTCATCCTTTTTTTCTTCAGTATTTTTCTTGCTATGCTCCGTATAATTGGTATAACCCTCTTCCTGGAGCTTAGCTGCATAGTTCACCAGGTCGGGTTTCAGCTTGGCAATATCCGCCTTATGCTGATTCTCTTTCTGCTTTTCATTGTCCTTCTCATTCTTAGCGATATTGGTGATTACGGGCTTTCTTTCGGCAAAAGCCGCCTTCACAGAATCGATTTCTTCCTGCGTGATCTGCTCGTAATATCGTCTAAGACAAAGCCATGTTGCCGCGGCACCTACTGTGGCTCCAGCCAGGAACATGGCAAAACCAGTTTTACTCATCTTCGTATTCCTCCTCGTCAGTTTGGATTGTGACAACAGTAATGGCGAGACCTCCGAACAGCAATGCTGCACTCAGAAGAATCCCGCCAGTAATATGTCTTTTCCGTCGACTGTCCAGCATGGCATCGACGGTCGAAATGAAATCATCCAAAATATCCATTATTTACTCCTTTCCACCGGAGAGAACAGCAATGCCTCCTACGAGACAAAGCCCTGCCATAGTGGAAAGAATGTACGAAAACAACGCTTTCATTTTTATGTTCTCCTTTCAGTCATAACTTGAAAAGTAGTGACAACACTCCTGAAACAAAGGCTCACCATACTTGCTGTATCCTCCAGCCATGAAGAACACACAATCGTAATTTGTCCGTTCCAAAAGTTCTTCCTTTACCAGTTCGACAATTTCAGGCATGACATAACAGCGTTCAAGCCTGCTATTCCACATCACGCTGAATTGATTGGGCTGGTGAATAACATCGTACACAGTATCAGGGAAAGACGGATGATCGATACGGTTAAGAATAGTGTCGATAACCAGGCGTTTTCCCAGTTCTGTTTCTCCTTCAGCCTCACCCATGGTTACGAGTGCTATTAGATTGATTTCCTCCTGTGTAAGAGGGTAGTTTTGCTCTTCCTCAACCTCTGGTGATAAATTAGGAGACTCCATCAGAAGATCCGCCATTATCACCGACTCTGCCTCTGCAAGAACCGGATAAGATTGCTTAATCTCCGATGTATCTTTATCTGTAGAGCGAACAACCCCGCATACCGCAAAACCGATGAAAAATATCATACAGAGAGCGGCAGCTATCGCTCGTGGTTTGATGCGCATTATTAAAACTCCTTTACATTAAAATATCACCCCCAGTCCAAGTCTGAAGGTGATCGATTACATCTTTTCCCAGATGTTGCCCTCAACATTGAAGTCGAGCAGCAGCGCCGGCTCGTGGCGACCATCCTCAGTCTCACGCTCTACCTCAACGATGCGGAAATTAACATAGCCGTCCGGACCATCCTTTGTCCAACCGACAATCTGACCAGCAGGAGTACGAGGAAGATCCAGATCATCCAGAACCTCATTCAGGAAGAGATGACCACGGGTCTGAAGCTTGTCGTTTGCGAATGCCTGCTGCGCCTTGAGGAACATGCGGTTGTAATCGGGGTTAGTCTCATAGTTGCGGCTCTTGCTGTCGAAATATACAGCATAGTCGCTCTGGAGATTAGGATCGGCGACCATCACGGTCTTCTTAACTTTCTTCTCCTTGCCGGTCTCGGGGTCAACTTCGATTTCCTCGAATTTCTTCGCCTTGATGCCATATTTCAGTTCAGTATCGACCTGCTCGCCGAAACGCTCGATAACTCGACCACGATACTCCTTGAAGCTCTTATCGATTGCAGCATAAGCAGCACCAAGAGCCACATTGCGTTTACGCAGAATGTTGTTAGATGCCAGAATACTGGTGATGGACAGAGTGCCAAGAATGATGGCAGGGCCATAAAGCTTTGCGAGCTTCATTCCGGCCTGAGCATAGACAACAACCGTGTCCTTCTTGCCGTCCTCGGTCGTATATTCCTGGCCATTGATTGCACCGGTCTCCATTCCATCATGGATGGTATCGAGAGTACCCTTAGTTTCATCGAGAATCTCTGCTACCTTAGTGGTGGCCTTGCAAGCGAGAACGGCACTTACGACCGTACCGGCAATACCAGCCACAACGAGAATCTCGGGGCTGTGCTTCTTGAGCTTCATAACGGCCTTGGAAGTCACGCCGTTCACGCTCTTCATAATTTCAGTTTTATTTTTCATGGTTTGTTATTCTCCTTTTCAGTTTTTAGAGTTGATTTCAGCACCACAGGCAGCGTATCCAGCCAAATCGACATAGCTGTCGTCCGTAGCCGTTCCTGTTCTGATTCGTGCGATCTTAAGAAGTGCCATCATCATGGCAACATCATTTGCGGTAAATTCAACGCCTTTATAGACGCTCCAAAAGCCAGCAATAGCGGTGAAGTTATCTTCAGGAGAGCCATATTCATTTTCCCTCTGACCGCATACACAAGCCTTTGCTTTGTCAAGAGTCTCAGATCTGTTCATCATTTTCGCCCTCCTCTTTATCAGTAGAAATAAATGGAATATAATCCCGCTTACGCTCCTTGGCGATTACCTGACAGCCACACATTGGGCAGTCAAATGCATCATACAGGCATTCTTCAGCAGTAGAGCCAAAGGCAACTGCCAGCCCAGTTTTTCCGTTATCACGAGCAAGATAGTGTTTTTCAATAATGGCATTGAACTTAGTGCCACAAATTTTGCATTCAAGCATTACATTTTCTCCTTTCAATTCAGCGGGATAGCACGAGGCAGTTTCAGAATATAACCGTCTCGAACCCGTACCGCAGTTGCACCGCCAATATTTGTCCAACCATAGCGGTTCATAGTGAAGTTATCATTGGGAACACGAGCGAGATCATAGAAATCAGATACGCTCACCGTTCCATATTGACTGATGATATCGTTCATCGCATCGAGAACCGCTTCAGCATCTCCACGAGTGTCGAAGAGAATATCATCATAGTCAGGTGTATTGCGTCTATTACCGGCAGAACCGGCACGCACTCTATCTGCGTCCCGTTCGTAATAGTTTCGGTAAGATACCTTAGATGCAGTTCCGTTTTTCTTGCTTCGACCTGCCTCGCCATACAGGATCATATCGATACCGGTAGTGACAATGTCAGAAATCGCTTTCTTGACAGCAGGCACAATGACCTCCATCAAAATATAAGATTTGACATTGTTTGCGTCTTCGGCAATAAAGACATCTGCAAATTTTTGCATTTCGCCTTTCTTTCGAGTTTTTGCAGCCCCGGTAATAACTGCCTCAACTTTCTTTTCTGACTGCTGCTCCTGATGAGCTTTATCAGAATTGGACTTGTAATCTTCCACTGGGTGATCTCCTTTCTTATGCCGGAATCAGCTTACCGGGCAGAGTAATTTTTGTGTTCGGCATCAAGCCGTTTTCTTTTTTATATCGATAGGCGAGATTGCTCTTCGCTTTTGCTTCCGTCGGAGCAACAGTAGTTGCCTTCCAGCGATGTTGAACGCAATCATCAAATCGCATAACCGGACCGTCATATTGGTACTGCTGCATAATTTTTCCTCCTTTCGAGAGATAAAGAAAAAGGGAAAGCACCTTGTTACAGGTACTCTCCCTTATCCGAACTTCTCAAATTCGCATTTTCAGTTGTCTTCAACGACAGCATCAGATTCTTCCAAGATAACCGTCTTCTCCTCAGCAGCCATCTTCTTCTGCTCGATCTGGGTTTTGATGTTTGCGATTACCGGCTTTGCCACATACTTGTAGACGACCACGCCTACAACTACGCTCAAGCCGATACCCGCAGCAATCTTTACGCCCTTGCTCAAACCAGCGTTCTCGATAACCTCTTCGGTAGCTTCAACGACCTCGTTGTTCATAATCTCATTGTTGTTCATTGTGAAATCTCCTTTCAAATGTGTGAAATTGTGGAATGTTCTTCCATTAAATAAGTTGTAAATTTCGCGCGGCAGCTTACTGGTAGTCATAAACCGGAGCAACCTGATAGTCAATTACCAGACAAGGGGTGCCATTTGCATCCAGCTGGGACGAGAACGCAAGGTCGATATAACCTTTATCGATGTTCCATCCAAGCATGTCACCCATCTTGGTTCCATCCAAACCAAGTTCATAGTAGAAATCGTTCAGCGTGACATACATTTCATCACGCATCTGACGATTCAGTTCATTCATAACTCTGGTAATCTTATCCCTGTCAGACTTAAAATATCGTCCAGACAAGACATCATAGCAGATCGTATTACCGCCATTTTCAGTGAGGATAACCTCTCGAACGGGATTCTTTACCATTTTGTCTTTCGACACAGAGTCTCGAATGGATTGTTCTTTTTTCTCGCCAATCGTTTCGACTACTTTTTCCTGATACTCCTTCAGAGTAGACTCCGAAAGGGTATACGCCGTTGCCAGAGCAGCATTACGACGAAGATTGGTCGAGCTTGCTCCAATCAGGCAGAAGACAGAGATAGAACCTACAACGGCAGCCGGAATATAACAAGGCCAAGCCGTCTTAATAATGTCCTTCGGCTCAAGCCTGTCCGTATCCAGCTCATCTTTTTTCTCTTCAAGCAGAATCAGAGCTTTGGGAGTTGCTTTTACCGCCATAACAGTGGTAGTAATCATACCGGCAATTCCGATACCGGTAAGGATTTCTGGACTATGTTTTTTCATTGCCGTCCGTACACCCTTGGCAATGCTCGCTAAACTTTGTTTAGGCATGGTTTTCTCCTTTCGGTTAAACAAATAGTAGACTTAATTCTTCAGCTGCTTCGACCGCATTCTGAAATATAAAGCTACGCTGCTCATCCTCGCCGTAACAAGCATACATAGCCATCTCGAGCATAAAGTTTTCGATAACGGTGATTGGATCATCGAAAGGCTTGTCCAGAATTCGATCACAGATTTCATATGCAGCCCATTGCTGATATGACCTTTTTCTGAATTCATACTTTGGCCATGTGAAGGATGGACTGAACAGATGCTCATCAACATATCGTTGAATAATCGAAACAGCCGTGCTTGCATCACACATATCGTTCGGATAAAGAGGAAGAGCCCTTGTTAGGACTCCTCGTCTTCTTCATCGCTAAGTGCGGCAAGCTTCTCATCGATGCGTTCATCGATTTTCTCTTCCATCTTCTTCTCGTTCACCCAGTCGGTAAGGAGTGTAGCCCCCATACCTACTGCGGTAGCGACAAGACCCAGGATTTTAATCAATTTTGCATTATTCATAAAGCGAAACCTCCTTTTCGTTTTCATAAAGTGAAATGTATTTTTTGCGAACTTACAGATCTTCCATCCATTCGGCTGTTGGCTCGAAAACCATGTCAATGACATATATCTCCATGCCGTCGTCCAAAGTGAGTCGATGATGATTGAAGTCGATCCAGTAAATATCACCATTACAGCTTGACCATCCTACGGCGTCTCCGAGTTCTGTCTTTTCAAGCCCAAGAAACTCATAAAAATCATTAAGTGAGATTACTCCTGCAAACATGAAATTGCGGTTTAGATGGTACTCAGCCTGAATGACCTTCTCGATAGTTGACTCAAAATATCTTTGCGAAAAACTATCGTAGAAAGTGCGGGAGACTTCGGGTTCCATACCTTCGCCAAAATCGAGGGAAGAATCATACCAACCTCCATTAGCAGAGATACTGATGTCCTTGCATTTTTCTTTGATGATGGAATCCATGATGGCATTATGAGCTTCCTCACCATAGAGCTCTTTCAATTTGTCCTTATACTCCTTATAGGAATTTTGGACGAGCGCATACGCACTTGTTAGTGCTGCCTGTTGGCGTCGATTTAGTGCATTGGCACCCATAATACAAGCGATAGTAGAAGCTCCAAATGCTACTGCCGGAATATAACATTTCCATGCGGCGATAAACGCCTCTTTCTTGGTGTACGCATATGGATCGCCATCATGTTTTTTGCGACTGTCTGCATAAACCAATGCTACTGCTCGTGGGGTTGCTTTGGCTGCGGCGATTGCAGTGACCACAACGCCGGCTGATGCTACACAAGACAAAGCAACAGGCGAGTATTTCCTGATACAAAGCCCTGACTTATACAGCAACTTTTGAATTGCTTGGTTTTTACTCATGTGTTTTCTCCTTTCATGTTTTTGTTATTCCATAGCCCTTAGTAGGTCTAAAATGTTCGCTGCCATTTCACTGGCAGACCGAAACATAAGACTTGTGTTTGGATTTACCTTTGCATACTTGGCGGTCTTCATCATGAATTCATGCGTGAGCTTACAGAATTCTTCAATAGACCCTTCTCTTCGGGGGTAAATCTGTTCGGCGATAAAATCTCTGAGCTCGTCGACAGCCCATTGTGAGTAACTCGCTTTTTTATAATCTTCAGTCCATTTACCAAACAAAGGCGGCAGCCAAGCGTCCATGCGGTACATGTCATACAAGATTAAATCAAGCTGATCGATGCTCATGTCTTTTCTCCTTTCATGCGAAAATAAAAAGCAAGAGAGACTGTATCGGATTCGAACCGACGACCTCCACGGAAGTGTGGCGCTCTACCAACTGAGCTAACCCGTCTCTCATAATAAGACTTGTAAATTTCGCGCGGCAAAAGAAAAGAGCCGTTGTTAGCAGCTCCTTTCAGATTTTACAAACCAATACTTTTCAGGATTTTAGTAAGTTCATCTTTCTCAAGATCGGCATCTATATCCAGATGAACATGCGTCTTTCCATCAACGACTGTGGCTTTTACCTCATTCAAATTCAGTTTTACATCATAACCAAATTTCTTTCGGATTGCCAAACTCGCCAATTTCGAGATAATGCTCGTAGTGAATTTAGAACCAATTTTCATTTCGTCCATGCTCCTTTCCCCCTTTCGAATAGCATCGTTTTTCATAACAGGAGCTGTAATTTTGGCGAAAAGAAAAGAGCCGCTAACAACGGCTCAATCCTCAATAAATCCAGTTTTCTTTTGCAAAGAACAATGGTACTGCGATAAACGCAAAGAAAACTAATGTCGTTGCATCTTTGTCAATAAGCACTGGCAAGTACCCACAAATAAGTAATACTACAGCATACAGCTTGTTCTTTAGTGTTTTCATAATCCATGTCTCCCTTCAAAATTCAATGGTTTTTCATAAAGGGAGATGCATTTTTTGCGATTAAATATCTCGTCTATCAAAGACTGTTTCCCATCGTTCTTTCTGAATAGGCTTCATTTTTAATGTCCACATAATTTGACGAACTGTTACAGTAGGGTATAGCCCGTCCGTACAAGCCCCAGCCCTCATATCAAAGTATTCTCGAAAATCAGGGTGCAAATATAAAGCATCAGTAATCCAAGGATCAACTTCGCTCCACCATGTACTTTTCGTCTCGGAGTCAAATCGTTGCTGAATTACTGCTAAACCTCTTTCTTCAATTTTGTAGAGAGTGCAGCTATTGTAAACCGGATGCTCGCAAATATAACGCTCGCCATACAAGGACAAGTAAATTTCCGGTTTGTCAAAATGGTATCGCATATCCATCACCTATAAAAAGAAAAGAGAAAGAGCCCTCGTCAGGACTCCTTCCCCTTTGCTAATAGTCTTAATTAGTCGTCGCAGATCTGATCTCTGGTCGGATATAGAGCATCATATTCTTCATCATTCTCCATACCATAATGCTCTAAATCTACGGAGTGACCGCAAGCAGGACATACTAAAGTATCTTCCCACTCGTCTTCAAATTCCATAAGTCCTCCGCATTCACTGCAAATATACCGTCCAGTAAGTAAACCGTCTCTCTGCGCATCGTTAAAAAAGCTCATTGCAAATTACCTCCTTGATATTGTGTGGCACTATTAAGTATAGCTGCCATCAGTATTTTATCAAGAGATAAAAAGCACTTTTACATCTCTCATAATAGCCCATGTAATTTTCGAGAAGGAGAAAAACGAAGAGAACGTGTTGTATGCACGAACTCTCCGCTTTTGGAACCGGTTTATTTCTTAGTCGGTCTGAATCGACTGAATAAACCTCTGAATGTCTGGGAGGTGAAAGTTCCGTCCTGTTCGAACTTGAAACCTCGTCTCATCCAAACGCCGTAGAACATCAACGGCAGCACTAACTCGGCGGCAGCCATACCATATCTGAAGTATCGATCCTTTACAGACTCTGCCATTTGAGCTGTCTTGGATTCCTGATCGATTTCACGATTCTCGATCTTGTCCAGACGCTCATAGGTATTCTTATCCTCTTCGAGCTTCAGTTTGTACAGCTTCGTCAAGCTATCCACTGCCGTGGTATGCTCCTGGCTTCCAGATTCGAGAGATCCCAAGCGCTTAATTTCGGCTTTGATCTCCTCTTCCAACAAACTTCTGTTTTCTTCACCCATATTCGTTTCTCCTTTCGTTTTAATAGGGTTCCATAAAAGGAAGTGTTATTTGTGCGGAATAAAGTCTTCACGCTTCACTTCCAATAGGATAGTTCTTTGAGCTATAATTTCATTAACGCTCTTTTTCAGTTCAAGAAAAAGATAGGGTCCGTCCGGATCAGACTTGTCAATACGCAGAAAACCAACAGGATGCTTTCGGCGAATGACAGAAGCACCGATAAACCCAATCACGATTCCGATAACTACATAAATGACTTCCACGGCGATCTCCTTTCAAATTGTTTTTCAAAAATTTCAACCCGGGGATTTTTCCAGATACTAATTTAACACATATATCTGTCACCTCCGTCCGGATTTTAATCTAAGTTAGAAAAAGAAAGAGCCAATGCTATGTGCATCAGCTCTCACTTCTCCATAAAGCAGCTTGTTATTCCTGCGAACCCTCATAGACGATCTTCTTCCGTAAATCAGACCAAGTTATGTATCGGTCTTTACGGCATACTGGGCAATAGAACTTGCTTACTTTGCCTCCGATGTCTGTCAGTTCGCTGCTGTCAGCTTCAAGCCTACTCTGGCAATTCGGGCAGTTGAAGCGATAGACTTTTTTCACTGCAATATCTACTATCTTCATTACTGTCTCTCCTTACTAAGTAGCCAGAAAAACCGTCTGTACAAGTCGTAATAAACATCCTTGCAACATGGGATGCCGGTTCTGGCTTTCAAATGGTCGTACGAGATTCCTTCCGTTATAGCTTCCAAAATATAACACGAAAGTTCCTCGTCTGTTTCCTTTGCAACCCGTTCCACCATTTTCATCCGATCGGCATAGTATAGCCTCTCGTCGATATGTTTGGTGACTGGGTCACTGACAACATTTGTTTTGCATGGAGGTACTAACTGCGGCCACGAACCTGGATAGTCTATCAGTGAATTGTACGCATGACGCCACAACGGGTACTGCAAACAAAAATGCTTCAATTCGTAATAGCGGTGTTTCTCGATCCAGTAACGATTATTCTCGGAAAGTTCCGGTCGTGTCAATGTACTCATGCACGTTCACCTCTCCATACATAGCCGGTCTCCTGCCAGAGGAGCTTAGGCGAAATATAAAAGTTGATGCGCCCATACTTAGAATTCATTTCCTCTAAGTTCGTAACGAGCTTTCCGCTCCGAGTTGCTTTTCCGATTGGTAACCACCCAGATACGATGCCGGCTCGAATCCAGGATGCATCTTTTCCATAGACTCGTGCTGCGACAGCTACCGGGACTGACCCCGATGCAAATATAATTTCTTCCATTGGCGTTTGCCTCCTTTCAACCGCTATTTTAGGTTAGGAACGGCTTTTAGTAAAAACAACCTCGGTGGAAACAAGCGCCAGCGAATCATCGTCATTTCACAAGGATAATCTTCAAATCCTAAAGTCTCGCAAGTAATCAGCCCTTCGAGCACACCGATAATAATATCTGCTTCATACTGTTTATACGGAAATATAAAGTCAGGAAGCTCTCGATGAACTGCATGGCATTTACAGCACCGAAGTCTTCTAATAGCTACCCATTTTTTGTTTCCGAATTTCGTCCGTACCAATCTTTGAACATGATCGTAGTATTTAAGCTGCCCTCCACATTTGGGGCAAATTGATTGGTTATCACTAATCATATCTCATTTCTCCCTAAACTAATAAGAAAAGTCGGAATGTAGGAGTTGACATTCCTACACTTATGATATATGATTACTAATAGCAAATCAATGGGGAAGGTGATAATAATGCTGATAAAATGTCCTGAATGCGAATTACAAGTAAGCGACAAAGCAGTTTCTTGTCCTCACTGTGGGTTTCCATTACAGCCAAATATAAAACCAAGAAAACCTCGAAATAAGAACAACAAACGCCGTAGACTGCCAAACGGTTTCGGGCAGATTAGTGAGATCAAAAATCGAAATCTCCGCAATCCATTTCGAGCTATGATAAGTGTTGGAAAAGATTCGAACGGACGACCCATTTGTAAACCACTCAAGCCAGAGTCATACTTTCCAACATACAACGATGCCTATGCTGCTCTCGTAGAGTACAACAAGAACCCTTATGACCTTGAACCGTCTATTACGATGAAGGAACTTTACGAGAAATGGCTTGCTGAATACGAGAAGACAGTTAAAAGCACTCGTTCGGTAGCTTCAGCATGGGGGTATTGCTCGGCTGTGTATGACATGCGAGTCAAAGATGTCCGCGCTCGTCATGTAAAAGGTTGTATGGACGAAGGTGTATCAAAGGTTCGAGGTGAAGAGAAGACACCAAGTGCGTCCATGAAAAACCAGATTAAGTCTTTGTTTAACTTGATGCTGGATTATGCCTTGGAGTACGAGCTTGTCGACCGGAACTATTCACGAACATTTAACCTCAGTGAGGAAACCATCAAAGAAATCGTCACTGTTAAGAACGAGCATATTCCTTTTACGGACGAAGAGATGGACTTGCTTTGGAAACATACTGATGATAAAATGCTTGTAGATGTCCTGCTCATTCAGTGCTATTCTGGTTGGCGACCCCAGGAACTTGGTTTGCTGGAATTAAAGAATGTGGATTTGGAAAACTGGACTTTCCGAGGCGGTATCAAAACAGATGCCGGTACAGATCGTGTGGTTCCAATTCACTCGAAGATTCGTCATTTGGTTGAGCGAAAATATAAAGAGGCTCAGGAACTTGGAAGTCTGTACCTGCTCAACTATGTTAATTCGAATGCTCGTAGCAAAAACACTGCACTTACTTATGCTCGATACCAAAAAGGCTTTGGTATGATTCGAGACGAATTGAATTTGAACCCTGAGCATAGACCGCATGATGGTCGTAAACATTTTGTGACGATGGCTAAGAAGTACGGCGTTGACGAGTACGCAATCAAATATATGGTCGGTCACAAGATCTCTGACATCACCGAAAAGGTTTACACCCAGAGAGAATTTGAGTGGTTGAAAGATGAAATCGAAAAAATAAAATAGCTTGTAAAAACAAAGAAAAGCCTCCCCGAAGTGGGAGCACCAACAAAGGCACTCAGCACAACGAGGAGGCTGACTTTGTGTAGGAATATAGATGCATGAGTAGTGTAGAAATAATGCACGAGTTACCTACATTTCTCGGCATTTATCCACTTCTAACCACTCTGGAAACAGCGTAATTGCAGGGTTTTAGAAGTGATTAGACTGTGATAAGTTTCTATAATAGAAGCAAAATATCCCGTAATTACTGGCTTTTTGAGCCAAAGTGTAGGAATAATGCAGAAATAACCTACACGCAACGGCTTCAAATTGCATCTTATTTCCCATAAACCACGGTCGAAGTGATGTCCTTCCCATCTGCGGAAAAGACCTTTGTAAGACGGGCAAGCTCCTTACCAGCAGCATCCGTAAGAACCGCTTCCATGTTAAGCATGTTATTCGAAAACTTCTTAACAAGCTTCTGTCCTTTAGAGTCGGTAGTAATAATCGTGCTGCTATTGTCAGAAAAAGACCTTACAGTACGACCAAGTTCATTCCCGTCCGGATCAGTTAGAACCGTGATACAGGTCAAAAAGTCATTTGAAAAAGTCTTAACCAGTGTTCGACCCTGTGAATCGATTGTGCTGATGATTGTACCATCGTCCGAAAAATGTTTATAGCCATCCGTTAAACCGGCTGTAAGAATTCGGTCGATTTCATCGTAATCATCGCCAATAAACTCACCGGTAATCATTGTACCATCGGCTTGATGAGCTGTAAATCCCTTTTTAAGAGTTTCTTTGCTGACGGTATCGGCGGTCAGATCGATTAGTGTCCGGCGATTGTAAACGACCTTATTTACAGCCATTTACTCTCACCCCGCAATCGTTACCGTCACTCCTCCAGCAGGATTATCTGCTTCCACATAAGGAATAGCTTCAACTTCTACCTGAGACAAACAGTTATACTCTGTATCAGGCAGAATCGTCTGCTTCGCGGTGGACGGTGTAACTGTCTTAGCCTGTGGTTTCATGTTTTCCGAGCCGGACATTGTACCCTCAACGCCGAGGATAGTTACACCCTCTCGAATATTGTTGGCAATCAGCTTGCCTTTTTCAGTTGCGTCGATTCCCACTTTACCGCTGCCATCGTGGAAACCCTGAGGAATTGTAACTTCCTCGTCTCTGGTGGTGATCTTCTTAGAAACGGCACCATTGTTTTTCATTGTGCCAGTTAGTTTATTGCCACTTACATACGCAGTCTTTCCAAACAAGATTTCAGCAGCGACAGCGGTGGCATCCGTAGAATCAACATCAAATGTGCAAGCACCTTCAATTTGAGCTCCACTCTTGTCGTGAGCTTTAGATCCTTTGAGAAGTTTACTGGGATCTACGGTGTCGCCAGTAAGGTCGATGAGAACACGACCGCCATAAATAACCTTATTAACGTTTTGGTTAGGCATTTTGATTAACCTCCTCTGCAATATAAACCGTAACCCCATCATAGTTGTTACTGGTTTCGAAATATGGGACTTTTTGAACAACAATATCTTTCTTAAGCACTTTATTGGCTGTTGGCAAGACCTGAGTGTTAAAAGCGTTCGGCACCACTTCATATTCTCCAGAATAAGCATTAAAATCTATCACAGCAGACAGCTTGCCAGACAAACTTCCAAAGCAAGTTAATTTACCAGATAATGTGCATAGTCCAGAGATATGACCAGTAAGGCACTCAAACGCTTTTATGCTACTCATGTCAATGCACCTCTTCCGTTAGCTTAAGAATTGCTTTTGTGATGAAAGTATCAACTTCTCCTGTGGCCTTCGTTAATTCAATGTCGTAGACGTACTTTCCGAAGGGAAGATGTTTTGTATCTTCCGGATTGAGGGTCAAGATCATCGTGTCAATCGGAATCTCCTTGATAAGAAGAGGAGTTTCATCATTATAGTCATTCTTCATGGCAAATCGAATACGATCACCATTCATGGGAATATACTGATTGTCATTTAGATCAGTAATCGTAATAAGCGCCGAAAAAGTATCACCTCGGGTCAAAGTGATAGTCGTACCAGTAATGTTGTAACTCATAATCTCACCTCCAATTCAAGCATTGTAAGTTGATTTATGAATCGCAAGTTGGTCAACTTCTGTCATGATTCGCTTAGCCGAACCGTTACCGCCTAATTTTTCATAAGGCTTGTACAAGTATTCATACAGATTCTCATACTCGTCCTGTGTAATGTAGCCCCTCTCGATGTAGGCCATACCGAGATAGATAATGCGATCATGAGCCAAACCAATGAGCATTTGCGTTTCAAGATTGTTGTGCTTATTCTCAGCAGCTTTTCGTTTGCTTCGCTCTTGGATATATGCCCAAAATCCAGAAGAAGCAAGTATCGTCCCCAAAATGGTTAATAGCGTTTGCAGCCAGGGTTCCATTTCCATGTATCATCCTCCTTGAAGTCATAAATGAATTAAGAAGCTTGTAGGAAATATCACCCCAAACCTCTTTTAATTAGGCGAGGGAGCCCACCGCAAAGTAGACTCCCTGCCAATTTCGGTTAATCCACAGGATTACCATTTTCGTCAAGACCGAGAGCTTCCAGATCAGCCTTGACAGCAGCCTTGAACTTCGCCGGAACCTGATTAAAGGTCCGACGACCTGCGATGATGAGTGCGACATACAGTGCTACCATGTTGTTACCTCCTATCAAAATTTTGGATAAAATATAAAACATGGTTACTCCTCCTCAGCGATAAGATCGCCGTTGGTATCGTAGCCATATTCTAACAATTTTGCCTCGACATCTGCCTTAAATTTTTCAGGCACCTGGTCGAAGGTTCTACGCTTATTGATGATAAGCGTGGCGTAAAGATTGACCATTTTTGCTACCTCCTCATTCAGGAATCATTGCTGCGACGGCATCGTACAGATCAGCAATTGCTTCCATGATAGCAAGCTGCTGGGAATCTCCAGTTTCCTGACCTGCCATGATCTGAACAATGTTGTCCGAATCATTTGTACCTTTAATGGCGTTTTCAGCCATAAGCAGATTGGTGTATTCATTGAACTCCTGAGGGGTCAACGCCGCTTCCTGATAAGTCCAGTAAGTGGTTTTATCGCCCTGTTCTGAAGTTCGTGTAATACTCGTAATGTCCTTGCGGAGATATACGGTTCCAACAGTAACCTCAAGTGCAGTCGGTTGGACTGTGCTCTCGGCATATTTGTAATTTAACTCCATGCGACTTTCCTCCTTTCGCAGTATAAAGACTGACGAGTTTTTGATATACTCGCTTCTCATCGTATTTGTCATATCGTGAAACTTTTCGCTTCAATTGCTGGAAGCTGACACATGGTTTTATCCACTTCCGATACATCAAATAGGTATCGGTGCAGTCGATCCAGCCGAGATAAGACAACATTTGCCGAGCATCGAGTATGGTTGCTTTCTCCTTTTTGGAGATTTTGCGAGCTTTTCTCGTGGCCTTGTACATAATGGATTTTCGAAGAATCGTTCGATTACGATAAAAGCGAAATCCCATGAAGTCCAGGTCACGCCCCTGGTTGTTACCATAAGAAAAGCGAAAGACTTGCCAATTCGCTTTAAGTTCCAAGCCAAGCTCCATTTCCAAATAATCGGAAATAGCTTGTCTCATGCGGTGCAAAACCCTCTTGTTACTTCCGAAAATGACCATGTCATCCATGTAGCGCATATAGTGCACAGCACAGAGCTGCTCCTTGATGAAATGATCTAAACCCTGCAAATACCAGTTAGAAAGCCATTGAGAAGTATAAAAACCAAGCGGAATACCAACCTCTGTGACATCGATAATGCGGAATAATAGCTCCAACATCTTCTCGTCATGAACGGTCTTCTTCAACTTGGCTTTCAAACGATCGTGTGGGATGGAATCAAAGAAATGGCGAATATCCATTTTGAGGACATACTTACAATTCTTCGGGTCAGTCCTGACCCACTTCTCAATTACCTGCTTTCCTTTATGGGCACCTCTGCCCGGAAGACTGGCATAGCTGTGTTCATACATTCCCTTGCAGAACATCGGCTTCATGGCATTTACGATGCAATGCTGAACAAGCAGCTCTTCCATCGTAGGGACAATAATAGTGCGCTCCTTGCGAGTAATCCCGTCATAAATGTAAACCGGCACATGCTCGGCGTTTTCGTAATTGACTATCCAGTCTAAGGATTGTTCAACTGCGGCATCGTCAGACATGTGCCGGTGTTTCATGATTTTACGGAATCTCTTGCTGTGCTTTGCTTGAGACAGAGCGTACCGTCGGTTCGTTTCGGATATTGTTTTTTCGTACAAGTGGTTATAGGATTTCATGTTCTCTCTTATCCTCTCATCCGCTTTCGACTTATTCTCAGCTACTCACAGATGCTTGCACCGAGTTAATTTTCACCAAGTGGTGAGGAAGAGATGCGGATATCTCTTGCCATTTTGAAATGGCGGCATACACTGCATTAAGGAGAGCTTCTTATGGATAAGATAGAGCCGCGCCATTGTTCGAGTTCGAATTGGACGCCGTATTGTTCAGATTAGCGTAGAAAGGACCGACCATAAGGTCATTGTTCCAGTTGCCGCCGACATACGCGCTGGGCGCAGTGTATACCCCTAATATTTAATTGTTTTCGTTTACCCGGCGAACCTAAGGTTCTCCCGTCCTCTCCTCGCTGCTTACGCAGCAGCAAGCGGTTTACAAGAGAGAGCCGCGCCATAGTTCGAGTTCGAATGGGACGCCGCATGGTTCAGATAAGCGGAGAAAGGACCGACCATAAGGTCATTGGCCCAGGTGCCGCCGACACACGCGTAATTGACCTGGCTGTTATTGTACCACATGCCGTCAGCCTCATAAGTGCTGCTCGAACCGCTTGCAGTAACAGGCAGCCGTCCGAATGCTTCCGTCTTCATGCTGCTGATGTAGCCACCGGAAGAACCAGCCGGGGTAGCATTTGCGATCGTCTTATAACCGTTTCCGTCTGTGTTGTAGTCGGTTACAGTAGAACCATCGTGAGTACCACGAGTCAGCTTGACCTTCTGAGTTCCATTGGCATTGATCCAGCCAGCAGTACGACGCCACAGGTTACCCCAGACATTCTCCATACCGAAGACCTTCACACCGGAAGTCTTGTCATTAGAACCCCAGAACATACCCTTGGAGTTCATCGTACCAGGAGCAATACTATTGGAACTATTGCACCGTCCATAGCCGAATGCAGTCTGGCACTCAGTAGAACGAGCCATCATAACCAGCAGATCCTGGAGCAACAGTCTGTCAGCCAGCACCTCGGTATACCAGTCATTGCCGTTTGCCTTTGCATAGGCGATTTCGTTAGCCGCCGTGGTGTTTACGCTGTTAGCTGCACCGCTGATAGAACGCAGCTTACCGGAAACCAGAGAACCGAAATAGATGGGGGTATAGAAATGATCGATCTGGTTGTTATTGCGGTCATAGTTGCACCAGCAATCCCAAGTATCGTCCTGAGGAGTATCGGAGCAGCGGAAATGATAAACACCATTCTCCTCCCACCGCTTCGTATAGATCTTCGGCCACTCCATCATGGCATTTCCACCGAAAGAAGTATCCGTAACCTTGGATGTGGTGCCGTCGACCTTCTTGGTATAGTCGTTAGGATTAAGATAATGGTCAACCTTTCCGGCGTAAGTCAGCATACAAGGACGAGGCATGAACTTTTCACCCGGATCAAATGCCCAACCACCATAGTTGAACTTACCGGTGCTGAAATTCATAGCCGCCGGAGTAAATGCAGCGTTATCCACATCAGAAGGATAAGTTACTCGTTCGGTAGGGCTGGAGGTTGCCTTGACCAGATCATAGCCAAATAGATAGTCTCTCTTCTTGGGTACTACGCTGGCTCTGTTTGCCTCACTGCGATTATAGGCGCCGGTACTGGTATAAGGAAATGCGGAATAGTAATACACCACACCGACCGTCACATTAGTGTCCGTATAAGTACCATTCGCAGTGATGTTCTTGAACAGTTCTCCCTCCGTTTCACTGGTCGGGTAACCAGTTGTGCTCCTACGGATAACTGCGCCGGCTACACCACTCGGCAACTTCGCCGTAATCTCAACTTTAACGGTGTCAGATGCTGAAACATATACCGATTTAGCGGAAAACTCCTGCATCGGCTCCGGTTCATTTACTACAGCGCGATTAGACTTATTTCGATTATACACACCCTGCGTGGTATAAGGAAAAGCGGCATAGTAGTAGGTTCCGGTAGGAGATGCACCACTATCTGCGAAGACAGTGGACGCTTTGATGTTGGCGACCAGATCGCCATCGAACTCATCCTTAGGATAATCGGTTGTCTTCCTCCGGATAATCGCACCTTCTACGGTACAGAGTGTCTGGTTATTCACGACTGTGTCATTAGGAAGTGTAGCCGTAACTTTCACAACGCCACTCTCAACAGCCACGCTGAACACCAGCATATTAGACGGCTCAATGCCGCCGAAGAAGTGTCGGTTTTTACCGAAAATCAGATCTTCTTCTGCCATTTTGTTTGTTCTCCTTTCGTTTTAAGAATAAGTTACAACGGTGCTGATAAGCTTGCCATCGGAGTCAAAAGTCTTAACGGCTCTCGCCACTTCTGCTCCCGCTGCACTTTTCAGCACATTTGTCATTGTCAGGAATCCGTCAGAGAAAGTCTTCGTCAAAGTTCTGCCGTCACTTGCAGTAGAAGTGATAACCGTACCGTCATCCGAAAACTCCTTGGTTCCGTCTTCGAAGCCAACCAGCAAAATCCGTTTGACCTCTTCCTTGTCAATTTCAAGTTGTAGATTTCCTGCGACATCGCCGCTGAGCTGGTCTTTCATCTGGTTGTACCAGGCAAGGAAATCAGCCTGCTCAGATGCGATCCACTGGTCGAGGACAGTCTGTTCTTGCTGGAGGTCCGCTTTCATTTCATTGAACCAGGTCGTGAAATCGCTTTCCTCCTGAGCAATCCAGTCATCAACTTCCTGAGATCGTGCATCCGTAAACCGATCAAGCTCATCCTGCCATTTGCCAAGCAGCTCGTCCAAACTGATTGTCTGAAGAATGCCAGTTACAAATGGAGTAGACTCTGTGCCGACCATAGGGGTAATGTCAGCTTGGTTAATGACCGCAGTGCCGTATTTTCTGTAAATATAACAGAGAGGGTACTGATGGACATTTCCCTCGTTCGTCAAAATCGGTCTCGACGGTGCACTGGACGGATTACCCTTGACAAATTTGATGGTGTTCTCACGAATCGATTCCATTCCGTTTACTTCCAGAACCACGGCATCAATACGATCAAGAAGCACCTCTGCTTCTGGGGCAGTCATCGGCAGGATACTGTCATTGACCGTCCATGTATGGTCGAACCAGGCTTTGCCGACACCGACATTCACGGTAAGACCGCCTGCCGCCTTCACAGCAAAAGCGGTTCCGATAGAAGCAAATACACCATCGATGATGAGTCCGTCAAAGATAGCTGACATCTGTGCAGCATTGTATTTGCGGTCACCGTTAAGTGAATTGAAAAATCCGCTTGATACGCTCATTCAGTTTCTCCCTCCTTACTTTGAAATAGTTTTAAAGGTCGGATAAATTGACAATCCTTCCTCACTGTTTGAGATGACCAGCTCTGAAATGTAAGCTGAACCCTCGTTGCCATATTCATTGGCGATTTGAACGATGTCTCCGATAAAGAAATCCTCACCATACTTAAACAGTCGAGTAACTTCAACTTCTCCTTCAAATGCGGTAGTCACAATATGGTCAGCCAGGTTCTTCAAACCTTTAGTCTGAAGCTGTGCCATGTATTCCGCATCGGAAAGTGCCCCGTCCTCAGTATCGGATGAGATGTCACGAGCATCTGTAAAAAGCTCACGCCGATCAAGCCCTGAGGCTGAGCCAACGATAGCAGTTCGCCTTGCTGCCCCTTCACCTTCTCCTGCGACCAGAGTCACATTTCGAAAACTCGCTCTGGATGAATAATAGTTGCTGTTGATGATGTTCTCAAAGTTTGGAGAGAAAACAACATACGGATTTTCTGTCTGCTCATAAGAGCGATCAACACCGGCATACAGACTGAATGCAAACTTGTTTTCATCTGTCAGTACGATCTTGAACCCTATATTGTTTTCCTCACAAAGTCCTTTGACGACATCGTACAGACAGTCACCTGTGTATTGGTTGTCGATTTTCAGACTTGTAATTTTAGGGTCGGCAGAAGGCACGAACACAAAGTTGGAAATCTTTCGATCAGCAATAGACGGTGAAATGATGCATTCGTTTAGCATCGTCTGGATGCCATTTTGAAGATTTCCGTTAAAGATTCGCTGCCCCCAGATGATGCGGCGTTCAAGAATAGACTCCAACGATCTACCTGTGACGATAAGATGATTTCCTTCTTCTGTGTCGGCATTGATCTTGATGTCCTCGATAATCATACAGTGCTCCGAATCCTTCAACCAAAAATAGTAATCCTCTTTCAAATACTGCAAGAGTTGTGTATCCATAGCGAAGAATATCTCGAAATCTCCATACGAATTATACCGGTCAGTCCATATCATTGATTCGTAAGTATCTATGACGGCTATGGACTCAAAGTCGGTGTTTAAGACCAAAAGTTCCATAGTTATACCCCCTCATAGATTACTTTGTTTTCAATTCTGAACTGAAGATTCGTAACACCGCTGTCAGCAGTAAAGGCGAAAATGTTATCGCCTTTTGCTAAGGTAAACCAGTCGGTATTCTTATCCAAACAGTTCAGGATGTTGTACGAAACGCCTTCACGAATCAGAGTAATGCTCTTATCACCCCTTGAGGTGTTAATAACGATATCATCACTTGCGACGATACCCTTTCCAGTCAGCTTTTGGAGCTTCACAGTATCGATCTTTATGACTTCTCTGGTTTCCGTATTGTAAATATTGATGTTGCTTGCCGGTCCTATTGCATGAATATAGATCGTTACACCGATTTCGGCATCACCATAGTAAGTGATGACACCCTCCGTCTTGATCTGAATTTCGCCAAATACAAGCAAGGGTTCCGTCAGAGACTCGTTTGAGAACGGAAATTCAAACATCGGGTCAATACTGTAGAAATCCGTTACATTGTTTCCGTCCTCTCCGGCTGAATAGAAGAATGGGTCAGGGCAAATGATTGAGATTGAGGTCCCTTCCTGCGAGCTGAAAATGTTCGGTTCATTCGATTCCACATAACCGCTTGTTCGTACATATCGGTTATCAGTTTCGATAATGATTTCAACACTTTTCTTTGCCGGAAAGTATTTGTAGGATTTCTGCCGTACATCTTCGATCGTTTCTCCGTAGACTGTATCAACAAATACGATTTGGAAAACAATATTCCGCTGACTCAATCTGGCGGAGTTAAACATAGAGCCGTCATTAGTGACGACTTCTGTCGTGTTGACAGTTGCTTTGACCGGACCTAAGCCGGTTACAGACTTGATGAGGAAGCCCGAAACCTCAGGCTCCCTCAAGTCAAGTTTGATCCTATCACCTAAGTAATTGGTGATAGCAAATGAGTGAATCATGTTTCCACCAATCCTTTCAACGCCGAGAACTGATTCTTCGTCTGACGATAAATGTCAATCCTCGACAGTGCCTTAGGTGAATAGTTATTTTGTGTGAAATTGTAGTTGTTTCCGGAGGTAGGTGTAGTACCGCCATTTTGAACGATACCAGTACCCTCATGTTCCATGCCAGCGCTGATCTTCATTGCCTGATTCCGACTCAGAAGTGCCGACAGTCTACCAGCACCCTCTGTTACATCAGACAGATCAAGTAGCGGTCGAATCGTTGGCTGAGAATCAATCCCATTTTCAATGAAATCACTGATCTTGGAAACCGCATTGCGGAGTCCCTCTTTAGCCGACTTTGCAACAGATGCACCGGCGTCATAAGACTTATCAGTGTAGTCGATCAGAGAATTGACAAAGCCCATACCAAAGAACCCGCCGATTCGATAACCAACTTTGGACGGTGAGTTGATGTCAAGTTCAGCTTCCGCAGCCTGTGCAGCAGCTCTTGCCATTGCTCTCGCTCGTGCTTCTGCGTACCAGGTATACTCGTCAATACCCTTAGCAAAGCCCTCAACAAGATACTTACCGGCATTGTAGAAGTCGGTGTATTTATTTCGGATTGCCGTCAGGCAACTGTTGATGATCTGAACAAAGGCATCTTTTGCAAGCTGATTCTTTGTCCGAATACCAGCAATGAGATTTGTCATCGTAGTCTGTCCAACGGTGTTAAACTCGTAGAACTTATTTCGGATTGCTGTCAGACAACCGGACACGATTGTGACAAACGCAGATCGAGCCGATGCGTCGCCGGTACGAATACCGGAGATAAAGTTGGTCATCATCGTCTGTCCCATTATTGTGAACTGACTGTACTTGCTTGTAAAAGTAGCAACGATTCCGTTAATCATGGTAGTGAAGGTGCTTGTCAAATTACCTTGCTGTGCTTTAGCAGCATTGATGAATGTGGTAATCATTGTGTTTGCAGCAGTGCTCACACGGGAATTAGCATTCGTAAAGGCATTGATAAAGCCATCGATACCAGCATTACCCAAATTCGTAAGATTCTGAGCAAATGTAGACATTCCACTTGTATCAACACTCTTAATGCCGTTTGCCAAGTCCACAAGGTTTCTGAATTCGACAACCACACCACTCAACTTAGCCACATCCACTCCGCTAACGCTGTTGTAGTACGCAGCAAATGACTGACCGAAAGATACCAACTGCTCGCCGAAGCTTGCAATATCGTTATCGCCCGTAAACCAGGATACGATACCGCCGCTATTCGGCAAATTGTTTGAAAGCTCAACCAGAGCTTTAGCTGCATTTGCGGAGTTTGTGACGACAGATGCATCCAATCCTGTAACAGCCAAAGAATAGTTCTTCATCGCAGTACCAAACGGAACGAGCTGTTCGCCAAAGGTTTCAAGGTCATTATCTCCCGTAAACCAGGATACAACGCCGCCCGTATTCGGCACCGTATTTGCAAGTTCAAGCAAAGCCTGACCTGCGGTAACGCTATTTTGAATGACATCGGCTTTTAGTCCGGAAACGGCGTCAGAGAAATTCTTCATTGCTCTGCCGAACGGAACCAGCTGTTCTCCGAAATCGTCCATATCGTTCTCTCCGGCGAAGAAGCCGACAACACCGCCACTATTCGGAACAGTGCTTGCCATCTCTGCAAGTGCTTTACCAGCGGTAGCCGCTTCAGTGATAACACTGGCGTCAATTCCGGCGACTTCGTTTGCAAAGTTACGCATGGCACGACCAAATGGAATAAGCTGTTCACCGAATGCATTCATATCGTTCTCTCCGGCAAAGAAACCAACGACACCGCCAGTATTAGGAAGTGTATCAGCCATCTCCGCAAGAGTCTTACCTGCGATTGCAGCATTGGAAACTGCTTCTCCATCAATACCGCTGATTTCATCAGAGAATTGCTTCATAGCTTTTCCAAACGGAACCATCTCTTCAGCAAAGCCGGAGAGTGAGCTTCCGCCGGTGAACCACGAGGTCAGTCCATCCAAAATATTTGCGGCTGTCAGGATAAGAATCGTTTCTGCAAGAGCCTTAACACCGTCCAGCATAGCCGGATCTATGGAAGCTGCACCATCAAGGAACGGCTGGACATTGGTCATAAACCCGGAAAGGTCAGAACCAATTTGCGGGAATTGACTGGATACGCCACTCATAAAACCGCCGACGATACCGCCAACAAATTTACCGATTGCCGTACCAATTCCCTGAAGCAGATTACCGCCTTCATTGATAAGCCAGTTCAAACCAGGAATTTGTGCCAGGGCACCGACCGCCGCAAGAACAAGAGCGAGTTCAGCGATGACAGCACCCATACCGAGAACACCCAGCATGGCACCAGGAACAAGAGCTGCTACTGCACTCAAGGCAGCCATGATTGCTGCAAGCAGACCAATACCGACAATTCCTTGAAGAAGAGTTTCTGTATCGATACCCTTAAGTGCATCAACAATGCCGGAGAAGAATGCCATCAATACATCAACAGCAGCCTGAATCAGACTGGGAAGATTCTTAGCTACACCCTCAAGTACGGCAATAAGAAACTGAAAAATGGAATCGACGATAGACGGGGTATATTCTACTAATGCTTCAAGAACACCTGCAATGAGCTTCAATGCCCCATCAGCGATAGCGGGAACGCACTCAACAAGTACATCCACCAGCATAAGAATAACCGCCTTGACTGCTTCTCCAATGGCTCCTGCACTATCAGCGATAACTTTGCAAAATTCGACAATTGCCTCGCCGATCTTTGCTACTATAGCGGGAATAAGACCTGCTACGCCTGTGATAATAACAGTCAAAGAAGCGACGATGGCTGTAGCGCCAGCGGTTCCTGCCGCTGCAAGAGCCGTCAAGCCTACTGCCAAAGCAGATAGACCGGCACCCGCCAGAGCAAGCCCTGCACCAATACCGACAACTGCTACCCCGATTAGTGCCAGCGAGCCACTCAAAGCGAGAATGGAAGGAACCAGGGGAGTGAGTACAGCGCCTGCAACACCGAGGATAGCAAATGCACCTGCCATGGTAACGAGACCTTTCACGATGGAACTCCAACTCATGGCGCCGAGAATAGTTAGTACCGGAGTAAGCACCAAGAGGGCACTTGCAGCAACAAGAAGCGCCGCAGAACCTGCAAGAGTGCCTGTCATGGCATTCAGACCGATTGCAAGAATGGCCATTGCGCCGCCAAGGGTAATAAGTCCTTTTGCTACCTGCTCCCAACTCAGATTTCCCATCTTCTCAAGAGCAGTCGAAAGGACGACGAGTGCCGCAGCAACGATCACCAAACCGGCGCCGATGCCAGCCATATTATTCGGCATGAATTTAACCGCTACAGTGATCGCAGCAAGTGCGCCAGCCATAGCAGTCAGACCACGAGCAATCTCATCCCACTGCATGGTTGAGAAGTCCTTAACCGCAGAGGCAAGGATTTTCATAGCGGCGGCAATGGCAATTAACGCCACACCAGTAGAAATGACATTTTGAGCATTTCCGGTAAGTTTTGTGAATGCAGTGATCTCGGCAAGAAGGACGGCAATGGAGGCAAGCCCCTTACCGATGTCTTCCCATTTCATTTCGCCGAAATCTTTGCAGGCAGAGGCCAACACCTTGATTGCTGCTGAAAGAATTACAATACCTGTAGCCGTAGTAATGGATTTACCGCTGAATTTTGCGGTTCTCAGGAACAGAGAAACCTCGGCAAGCAATACACCAACGCCGACAAGACCTTTCGCAAGTTGGTTCCAGTCCAATTTAGCAAGTTGCTCACAAACAGAAGCAAGAATCTTGATTGCGGCTGCAAAGATCACCATTTGAGTAGCACCCTTGATGATGGTTTTACTGTTGGAACTCATAGCTTTGGCTGCGGCAACCATCATAGCCGTCAAACCTGCAACGCCAATCAGACCAGTAGTAAGCTGCTTTGCATCCAGATCAGCAATCTTTTTAAGTGCGCTCGCTAAAATCAGCACTGCCGTAGCAATTCCGAGCATAGCAGTTACACTCTTCATCACACCAGTTGCCTGACCGCTGATTTTGTTGAATACAGCCATCGAAGCAAGAAGTTCAGCGAATAGCACAGTGATTGCTCCAAGGGCTACATTCAGCTTTTCGCTGTCCACAAGACTAAGCGCAATCAAAGATGCAGTAAGAATAGCAATAGCAGACGCGATCTTCAGCAATGTACCAGCCTGTAACTGAGTCTGGTAATCTTCAAAGCATCCTCGAACACTGTCAAGAATTCCGATAAAAGATTCCTTGAAACTGCCGATATCTTCAATAGCTTTTCGGAAGGTGCCGACAAACTTTGTGATACCGACAGCAATAGCACCGAACGAGATACCATTCAGCAGATCAATAATTCCGCTGAAATTAGCTTCACCGAGATTCTTTGCTAAAGAACTGCCGAGTTCGCCAAGGATTTTAACGATGCCACTTCCGATTGTCTTAACGGCGTTCCACACAGCAGAGAGAAGCTGAACAAATTGGCAATTAGCAAGAGCTTCACCAATGACCTCAAAGGCGACGATAACCCCAGATTTCATCTCACCGGCTGCTTCTCCGACTTGAGTCATCCTCTCATGAATTCGCTCAAGCAGAGAATGAAACAATTCGAAATTGGCGGATTCGAATTTCTCTTTGATCTTGTTCTTCAGTGTGGATAAAGCTGTCATAATTGTCTGTATGACCGTAGCAATACCCTCACCGACTTTCCGGAATGCTCCGCTGGTTTTGATAAACTCATCAAACGCAACAATAGCATCGCCAATCCCGCCAGTGAAACCAAGAATTCCATCTCCGAGTGTTCCAAACCCGCCAAACAACGGTTTAATTGCCGTAAATATAGCAGAAAAGGCTTGTTTAATGATGTCCAAGATCGCAAACAAGCCTTTGAAAGTGGATTTTAGATTAGCTGAAGCTGTATCACTGAGCTTCAAATTTGCTGTGAATTTTCGCAAATTCTCAGTAATATCATAAAGCTGCTGGGCTGTGGTGGGAGGAAATATCTCACGGAATGCCTCATAGATCGGTTTGATAACACTCTGAACGCCTTCAAAAGCATTTTTAAGTGCCTCAATCAGTTTGGTTCTTCCGCCAAGATCTTTCCACCCTTGCAACATCTCATTGCGAGCATCCGCTTGGGCATCGATAAATCCACCGATAACCTGACTGAGTCCAGTCCAAAGTTCTTTGGCTTCCTCAAAATCACCAAACAGGATTTCCCATGTGTTTGCCCATCCGGAGCCTACGGCTTCTTTCAGAGTGTCCATCAACTGGGAGAATGTCTTAACATCCTGCGCTGCGGCAAATGCTTTTGCGCCGATTTCTGTTGTCTCATCGGCGTAATCACGAAGAGTGCTAACAAGAGCTTCTGTAGTCATCCACTGATCCTGCAAAGAATCATTGAAGCCATGTGTAGCATCGATGACATTACCCTTGACTGTTTTGTACATTCCGTCAGCAGTCTTGGTTAATGTACCGCAGGCAACAGCCGATTCAAGAAGCTGTGTCTTAAATTCAACAGTTGCCATGTTAGCGTTCTCAATAGATTTCCAGTCGATCAGCTTAACATAACCGGCAGACAAAGCCTGAGCAAAGTTATACATGGCACGGGACGCCTCATTTGCATTGGCACCGGAAACGGCGGCAACATTCGAGACACCCTGGATAGCCATAACTGCATCCTCAAGTCCTACGCCCGCATTGGTGAATTTACCGATGTTGGAAGTCATGTCCTGGAACGAGTAGATGGTCTTATCCGAGTAGGTGTTGAGTTCTTGGAGATATTTATTTACCTCTTCAAGAGAAGCACCCGTACTCATCATGATGGTCTGAATTGACCCCATCTTCAGCTCGTATTCTTCAAAACCCTGACTGATGGGCTCGATCGTCAAGGAATGGAGCATTTGCTTGCCTGTATTAACGACTGAGTTGGTGATATTTGCAAGGGCGGTTACAGCCATGACCTCCAATGCCGAGAATCGAGTCTTTACTGTTTCAACCGCAGAACCGAGCCCCGACATATCGACTTTCTTAGCAGCACTGTCAATGCTTTCAAGACCCTTTGTAGCTCCATCCATATCCAAACTCTTTTTTAATTTTTCAATGGTGGACAGACTGGTCTGAACATTGCTCTCAAACTGCTTATTGTCAAACCGCATTTCTACGACTCTTTCGTCGATAGTTTTACTCATAGCTTCGTAACCTCCTTCCATGCTTCATTTGCAATTTTGTCAAAAATAGGCTGGATAGCAGGATTGATATAATCTCGCCCCTGTACCCAGCCTCCGTTACGGGTTCCGTGACCATATTGCAGGATGATCGCGATCGGAACCCCATTTTGAATATTTGAGTTATAAAAGGTAATCTTTGCAGATCCATTTCGGTTTACAATTTCGTAATACCATGAACTGGCGGTCAAACCGGAATCGACAGGCGTTGCAGACGCAAGAGCGGCGACCCCTTCTCGGCCATACTTGTCGAGGTCTCCGAGATGGACCACTTCCTTTGCCCTCTCCAAAAAGCGTGTAACTTTAGAGAAGTCTCCCTTGTGACTGAACCTTATCATTCACGGACCTCCTTATTTAAGAAGCTGATTAACCCGATTCTGTATCACGGAAGGATCGTAACCAGCCACCTTCAGACGATTAGTTCTATCAGCGCCGTTACCCCACAACCCCTGAATCACTTCACGGGCAACCTGGTCAGTGCTTTTCTTGGCTGAAGATGCCGAAACCGCCGTCCCGCTTTTGGTTGTTACATAAGTATCGAATCCAGCAGCTTTCAGCCTTGCAGCCATTGCATCGGCATTCGCTTTCTTGCTGAAAGCACCGACCTGAATCTTGTAAAGGTTATCGACCTTGACCATGTAAGTATCGAAACCGGCGGCTTTTACTTTCTGAAGCATTGCGTCAGCATTTGCTTTATTGGCAAAAGCTCCAGTCTGAACCCGATAAAGCACCTGGTTATCGACCGGCTTATCATTTCCACCGGTAGAACCTCCGAGCTTCGCTGTAACTTTGGATGCAAGATCACCCATTCGAGCATACATCCAGTCACCCGGACAGCTCTTATTGGCAAACCAACGATGTACAGTCAGAACCATTTCATTGGAAGCAGGCTCATAGTTCAGAGTCTTTGTCTTATCACCGAGCCACAGCAACTTGGTCTTTCCATAACGCTTGCAAATGTCCGCACAAAGCTCGATCAGCTTGGCATACACAACATCATTGAATGCATAGGGGTGTGTAGCATCACTGGCGCACTCGATTGTAATCGCACGCTGGTCGTTAGCATTGGAAGAAGAACACCAGGAACGATTCTTCTCCTCCACATACATACCTACTCGACCGTCTACACCGATACCGTACTGACAAGAAGCCTGCCGGGAAGTCGGAGCAAAAATATTGCCCAGGGTTTCTACCGAGCACTGACCGACTACGCAATGAGGTGTAATACGGTCAACGGCATGAGTTCTCTGCCCGGAATGATTCGGGCTCAACTTGGTATAGGATACCAGAGGACTGTTACTCATTTTTTGTTTCCTCCTTCACGCTTTGAATCTGCTTCAACATCTGAATCACCTTGTCATAGCCAACCGTAGAGATCAAGAAGCCCAGATACATCAGAACAACGATCTCAACTCCGATCTTCATGGTGAAGACGGTGTCAGTCATGATAAGGTAAATTACACTGACAGCACAGGCAATCAGGACGGATAAAATAGCCGCAAGAACATTGGAAGAATACTTGACCTTCGTTCCATCAAGCAACTTCTTAATGCCCTCCACTGTCAGATTTGTGATAACGGATACGATCAACAGTGCTGTAGTCAAAAAACTGATAGGCATAACTAAACCTCCTCATAATTCGTATTTTCAGCAGACTCGCTTTCTTTGTTCAATCTCTCTTCTCTTTTTTCAAAGAAAGTTTCAAACAAGGCCTTCAGAAAATAGCCAACCATAACACCCACAATTGTGGTGGCGATAGTGCTGGAAAGAGACTCTGCAATTTGTACCTGCCCCATAAATGCAAGTACATAAGACAGTTGCAAATCGATCAATGCAATAACAAGAATCGCTGTAACTGCTTTTTTGGTATAAGTTTTCAGCCATGCTTTATAAGATGGCTTTTTATGGCAAACCTTCTTAAAAAAGCATTTTCGGCATCGTCTGTTCATTCAATCACCCCTTAGAACCAAAGCGTTTTCGATTGGCGGCATTGATGGCTGCATTCCGATTCCACATTTCACGCTTGCTTCTTCGCTTAGGTGGAGAATTCTTGACATTGCACACCCGTATGAGAGTCAACAGCCTATTCAAATGCCATTTTTGAAACTCTACAGGAATGTTATAAGAAATCATCCAGTAATAAATAAGCTCAGATGTAACCGTTTCCTTGTGACCTCTGGCTTGCTTATCTTCAATGAGACAAGTTGCAGTCATTGGTGCCTCGATATACGCATTGATGGCGGCATAGTTTTCAGCAGACAGCCGAGTATATACTTCGGGATCGATATTCTGGGTCAAAGTCATGCATCGTACATAATCAAGAATCTCCTCATCAGTTTTTTCTTGCTTACCGAGAAATGCCTTGTTCCATTTACTTTCCCATTTTGAAAGAGAGACTAAGGAATGCTCCAACTGCAAAGTCTGCTCTTTCTTGTAGATAAATTCCTCGTGAATTTCATCCCAAAACTCGGCAGCCGGCACAGTAATTTTCAGCATTCCTTAGTCCTCCGAGCTTTCTTTAATTAGATGCGATGGGTGCAGCCTGCTTATTGCCGTTAGCACGCATCACACGATTTACAAATTCGGATGCAGCACCGGCATCGGTGACGAGCTTTTCGAACAGTACCTCGTAAGCGGGAGTTTCCATAAAGCTTCTGGAAATCTCCTCGGACTTCATGAAGCGTCTGCCATCATCGCTCTTCTCACCATAAGCGGTCTTAATAAAGTTCTCGAAGAACTCCATAATAAGCGCACCATTCGGACTGGCAGCGATACTCTTAAGCTGAACATCGTAGCCACCTTTAGCGCTCGCCTGCATCTTTACGATTTCAGGCTTAGACAGGTCGAAGTAAAAATCTTCGGTTCTCTGAACACCGTTCAGATCGGTATAAGTGATAGTTTCCTTAGTCATTGAAATTTTCTCCTTTCAAATTAAAAAAGTTGGAGCCGCCAGCTTACCTGAATACGGCTCCATGATTTTAGAGATTAGCCCTCCGGATTCTGAGTCTTATCGAACAGTTCAATAATCTCATCGGGCAGAGGCAGACGAGGTTCAACACCACCGTTACCGCCATCGGTGGTCGGGTCCTTACCGTACAGGATCTCTTCCAGCTGAGTCATGAACTCGGCACTAAACTTAGTGGAGTCAAAGGTCAGGGTGGCAGTCGGCTTCAGCTTCTTACCATTGACCAGCTTGTTGATAGAGATAGGCGTGGTGCTGATCTCCCAAGACAGAGTAGCCGCCTCAGGACTGTCGTTGACAGTGCTGTAACCCTTTTCAGAAGGTGCTGCCAGGCAACCATAAACCAGATGCAGCTTATAGCCGTAATCGTTCAGGTCGGTATCATTACCCAGAATGGTACGATATGCCAGGCCGAAAGTCTTACGGGACTGCTGGCCGGCGTACATACCGGGCATGATCTCAACAGAACCATCACACTCGGCAAACTCATCGGGGTACATATATGCCTCGACAGTAGCGCCGAACTCCTCGTTGGAAACCAGATTCACATACTTGATGTTATCGGCGTAAATAGGGGAAGCCTCAGCACCGGAAGGGCTCTCGGTAACGGCAGTCAGACCATTCCATGCAACGCCCTTGTTATAAACGCCGCCGGTCTGCATCGGATAGAGAACGCCATGGTCACAGCCAGTTTCGTACAGGCGTTCACCAGTTTTATCCCAAATGATTTTGGACATAAAGATATTCCTCCTTATCAGAAATAGAGCGAGAAATTCCAGTGATTCAGATTCTCGCTTGTATAATATCGTTCGAATCGGCAGGTAGGTATAGCAACCACCTTACCGACAAGCTCACTATCCGGATCAGAGTCAATGACTGTGACCGAATAATGTCTGTGAGATGAATAAACCCCGTTATCGGCGTGCACATTTTCGATGTCATCAAGTGCATAAACGATAGCGGGGTATTTCATTTTTACCGACTCAGGAGGTTGAAAATACACATTTCTGCTTTCAAGGATTTCTTCCAGGAAAGTTTGCAGATTAAGCCTGCTCGCCATTGTATACACCTCCCATAGTCAGTATAAGTCTTGGGTACTGAACTTCGACACTTGTGACTTTCCATTTGGCACCCATAAACTCAACATACCTCATCGAATGAAAATTCTCATTGGCAAATGGATCGGCTACGATACTGATCTCATTCGCAACATTGATGTTGTCGTTGAGTTGTTCCGCAGACTGAAGCCTACGGGTGTTACGGGTTAAATCACCATAGTACATACGCTCGATGATCTTCTCTGCCCAAACGCCCGGCTTAGTCTCTTCTGTTACAGCGTAGCCGATTACTCCATAAAATTTAGCCATTTTGAATTTTCACTCCTCGCTGAATTTAGCCGCCAATATTGGCAGTGACATCCTCTTCCAGAGCGATAGCAGACATGACACGAGTGTTGGCGCCGGAGCAACGAGTCTCCAGCAGGCTCTTCTCCTGGTTGAAGTCGATATCGAAATCGGTGAAGTGAGTGATTTCGCCGCCCTTGGTAGCGCCCAGAGAATAATCAGCCAGATTGACCATCAGTCCCAGAAGCTTCTTGGTCTTGCTGTCCGTGGTAGTACGAGTCTTACCCTCGAACTGTTCGGCGGTGATGATCTGTCCAACATTCAAAGCCGCAGCCAGATCGCTAACCTTGTCATAGATGCGACGGCCATTCAGGTCACGGGCAAGCAGCATGACATTGACCAAATGGGGCGTGCAGTAGAAGTCGGGAGTGCCGGAACCCTTATACTTCTCACGAGCATACAGCAGAGACTGAATCACGGCTTCTGCATAAATGTAATTCTCGCCGAAATTAGCGGAAGTATTGGTGCCCTGGAGAGTAGCCTTCATGCCGGCAATGTCAACGTCAGCATGGATGGTATACAGCTCGTCATCCAACCAAATCGGGCGGATCTTATCCTCGGCGATCTTACCATCAGCACCGACCTCGCGACCGTCACCGATCATGATAGCCGTAGCCAGTTCCTCGTTCAGATTCATACGGTCGATGCCGTACAGATACTGCACCACATCGAAGTCCTGAATATCGATGATGTCATCACGGTCAAGCTTACTCTTTACATACACGGTCTGAGGATCAGTCGTTCTGTGGAGCAGCTGAATATTGCCAACATAGCCCTTCTGGGCACCCTTCTTATAACCCTTAGCACGAAGAGCCTCGATGTTACGCAGATCAGCCTGGCGGGTACGGATACGGGAGATAGGGCTCTTATGAACCTTCTTCAGAACCTCGTTTACCCACCCTTGGTCAGTGGTAAGCAGTTCGGGAGCACCGGGACGAACATCCTTGTACTCGGGGAACAGGGTTTCAATACCGTCAATACCATGAGCCAGAACGCTGTCAGGATTCTGTTCTGCGTAGATGTCCATAGCAGTACGAAGACTGCCGACGCTGTTGGACTTAGCCATAGAAATGATGCTTGCCTGGTCAGCATGAGACAGAACCTCGGTCTTCTTCTGCTGATCGTTGTCAAAGACATTGTGTTTCATTGTGTTATCCTCCTTATTGGATTCAGATTTGTTGTCGGAATCGTCTTTGGATTCCTTTTCGGGTTCGCCTTCGAGAGCCTGTGCGATAAGCGCATACATGACATTCTGCTGCTTCTCGGACATGGAATCGATCACATCAGCAATCGTCTCTTCATTGTCCTTCTTCTCTTCCTTGTTTTCAGCAGGCTTGTCCTCTTTGGAATCCTTCTTTTCCGGATCATCCTTAGATTCCGCAGAATGAGAAAGACAGAGAGGCATTCCGGTATAGATGATAGCCTCATCATCGGACATTTCGCCGTGCTTCAGCATAGAGTCGATAAACGCACCAGGATTAGCACCCTTATGTACCAGACTCACCTCGCAAATACAGCCATGCAGCACATCAGGTCCAGCCTGCTGAAGCTGATTGGCGTAAATGGACAGAGCACAGATGTCACCGTGCTTAATGAGGACCTTCGCAATTTCGCCATCAGCGGTGTCATTGAGAAAGCCATAGGTGTAAACACCTTCCTCACGATTCTCAAGCCATGCATGACCGAGAACATCACGAGGACTGTTGTGCTGATGATTCCAGACCAGCGGGACTTTAATACCGTCGTTATTCTTAAAGGCGTCCCGACGAATTACTCGTCCATCAGAACACTTAAGGTCGTTTCGGGTTGCCCAGCCGCTGAAATCACAAGCCTCAACCGAAAAAGGTCTACTCATTTTGAATTTCCTCCTTACTTTTTCGATTTTTGCTTAGAGATTTTGTCGTCCAAATCACTTGCTGAGTCTCCAATTGAATCAACTTCGGCAATAGGCATTTCTTCCGACTGCTGATTGGAACCGGACGGCGCACTCAGGTTCTTATTTCTGAGTTCATCTGCTCTCGGGTCCTCAGAGGGTTTCATACCGACTACCTGACGAATTTCATTCGAAGTCATGATTTCATTTCTTGTAAACTTGTCAGCAATTTCAGCAATATCATTGACAGGAACCAGTTTGAACGGGTCTCTGAAGAATGAAATTGACTGGTGTTGTGATCGGGCAGTTTTGGTCAGAAACTTTCGTTTCATCTCATCAACAATAGCGGAAATGATCGGCTCAATTGTCCGGTTGTTATAGTTCAGCATTGTCTTCTCGTCCGCTGTTCCATCCAAAATGCTCTGAGTGATCCCCAACTGGCTGTATAGCATACTCGTCAAGTATTCAATCTGGGACATTAGGTTGTTGTTCACGGAACGATTCAACTGTGTGATATGCTCAGTACCATCAGTGTAAGCGATACCATACTTTGAACCTGACAACTGGTTTTCTATATCTTTACGCCGATTTTCGGCCTGTTGACGCCTTGCTTCTGTCTTGATTACATAAGGAAGCTGAATAATCAAATCGAGTTTTCCAGATCCGCTTTGCTCATCAATGACATCAAGTAGGTTAAGTTTACGAATGAGCCGCTGCATAGTTGAGTTCGGCTCATTGATAACTGCGTACAGTGGATTTTCAATGATAGCCACTGTACTTTTCGGCACCACAATATCTTCTTTTCTTCCCGTTTGTTCATTGTACACACGAGCACGAATATACTGAGGATACCAGTCTAAAATCTGTCCGACACGCAGAGACTGTATATCATACGAACCGGACACATTTGGGTCAGTCGTGGTGTCGACCGGAACAATAGCCACGCTTCCTTCATCAAACATAGAGATAACTACATCCTGAACAAACGACCGTGCCGTCTGATCGACATTCGCTTCCAAAGTGAGGCAATTATTCATTCCGTCATCGATGACCGAAAGAAAACGCCCATTTTCATCCAACCGAACATGCTGAATATTCAGGGCCGCAACATCAAGCGCAATTCGGTTATAAACCGATGTGACGATTGATCTTTCATTACCTCTGGACATTCTTGGTCTGTCAGCTCGGTATGAGTAGCTCATACCTAAATCCCGGTAATTCGTTTGAACATTACCAGTAAACGCATTCCAAGCATGTTTCAGTCTGGAACCAAAAGACATCTCCATTTTGAATCATCACCTCCTTAAACCATATCAACATTTTTCTTCTTATAGGCAACTCGACCGGAAGCCCAGATACCATTCTTCAGCTGCTGCATATCATAACCTCTGTCAGCCAGAGCCATATGCACGCCGACTTCACCTCGTTTTGCAACGAATTGAACGACACGCCCTGAAGGTGCGGTAACATTCTTGACGGACTCATTCATCAGTTCAGCCATCTTCCGATTATAGGAATTGATAGCCGAAGAACTGATCTTACCTTTCGATGTCACAGAAGAAGGATTTTTCAATAGTTGATTGGCATACTGATCGAGTTCTTTGGAAACATCTTTGCGGGCTTTAGATACAATTTTGTCGTGGTTTTTATGAGCCCAATTTGCGTCTTTCTTTTCCAAACGCTTTTGACCTGCGGCGGTCAAAGTTCCGTCTTTGTTCTGGAAACGGCGAACGCCCCATTTCTGACCGAGAATACCATGATGATACATCTCATCCAACTTGACCACCTCCTTATTCAAATGCGTCTCGATTTAGTTTATAAGCAATATAAGCATCCATCATTGCCGCAACAGCATCGATTTTCTGCTCGTATCGCTTCTTCAAAAGTTTACGGTTTCCGTTTGTATCTTCAAGGGTAATGCAGTTACCCATAGCGAAGGTCATAAGGTCCTCATCGAAGATGAGCATTCTTTCTTCAGAAAGCTTTTTCAGTTCTCCAAGTGGAACCGACTCAGTTTTAGCGCCTTGGATAACTTTCTCAATTCCAAACGGACCGTTTTCAGATTCCCATCTCGCTACAAATTCTTTTGCGTTATAAGGGTCAAACCCAAGACATCGAACATCATATCCACACTCCTGAATATGGTTATCCAAATCTTCATAGACATCCATCATATTAAGTACAGCACCCTCTAAAACAATTAAACTGCCCTCCGCCATGAATTGATCGTATTTGATCCGCATAGCAGCAGGCAGCTTCATTAAAGTTGTAGAGGTAATATAATTTCGTGTCTTGATACCAAAAGAACCATTTGGCAGAGGAAACAAGAATGTAAATGCGCAGAAGTCATCGCCCTGCGATAAGTCTGCACCGAGAGAACAAGGCATCTGCCAGTAGTCCCTCTTTCGATGCGGAAGAGTTTCTTCATAAGTGAAGTAATAGGTATAGCCCTCCATAGGCAGCCCAAATCTCTTTGCAAGGATATCGTTTCGGGCAGCTGGAGCTTTTTCAGCTCGTTCAACATCAAGCTGATAAGTTTCATAGCTTACAGTTTTTCCGAGATTCGGATTAGCCTTGAGCCACATTTCCGGGTCTCCGACTTCATCAATGGAATCAAGCTTATACCACCAAATGGAAACATGGGGATTGATGTAGTCACCCTTAAGGATGTCCATCAACTCCATTTTGATAGTGTCGCCGCTTCCGTTACGAACCGTACCTTCCGAGCTGATTGCAACAATGATATAGTCATTCACCTTGGATGCACCCTGCTCAATAGCACCAATAACATCCTCTCGAATGTCACCGGAAAGCCACTCATCAACGGTCGCAACCTTGATTTGTAGACCCTGGAGCTTATTGATGCTCATTGGTCTGACCTCAAGAAGAGAACCAGTAAGGAAGTTTTCAACGCCCTTTTTTGTAGAGGCTAACTTTGTTCGATTCGCTTTGGAACCAGTTGTGTTTTGCAAAGAGCCTTCTGTCAAGAACTGAAACAGCGGTCCTCTCGAACGAGTGATAGCGGTGCGAAGAGGGGACATGACCTCCTCCGCTTGCTTCATTGTAGGGGCGGTGGTGATCTGATGAGTAGTAGAGGTATCAACATTCAGAAAGTAACCCTGCAAGGTTGAGCCGTACATTGATTTAGCGGCACCTCGTGCAACGATCAAATACTGTTTGTTAATCAGCCTTTTTTTCACATTCTTGCGAACATAGTGCCCACCGTGACCATCTGGATTCGGTTGATACACGCTTCGCTCAACAAAATAGTACCAACCAAAGATCTGTTCACCCCAAAGTTTGAAGCTATCCAATAAGCTGAGGTCAGAGCCATCTGTTAGAGTAAGTTCAGACTCACAATAAGCGATCCATCCCTCAACAGCTTGGTCATCATAGTACACACCCGGATTAGCGATGAGATCATCAATACGGTTCATTTCCATAGAGATCTCTTTGCAGACTGGGATTTCCCCTCGAATCACGGCATCACGAAACATGCCATAATACTTGGGAACGGCAGTGTTTGATAATGCCATAAGTACCTCCTTAGCCAGCTTTCTTAGCCATACCGTTTACAATTTCTTTGATCTTGCCGTAGTTATTATAAATGGTTAAGGCGGTCGAAGTAGCAGTTGCAATTGTTCCGGCAACTTTCAGAGTTTTTGATACATATTCCTTTCCACGATTCACATCAGTCGAAGACAATTGACCGTACTGTTTCTCCATCTGAAGACGATTCAGTCGGTTACGAAGCTCTGCATCACTCATAGACTTAACACTCTTACTGTTATGAGCTTTAGCATAGTCCTCATGAGCAGGAGCATCAGAGTTAGAAGAACTTTCTCTTTTCTTTCCGGCTGCGGTACGAGTGCCATCTTTGTTCTGATAGCGACGGACGCCCCATTTCATGCCGATGATGCCATGATGGGCGAGTGTTGTATTATCCATTTTGAAATCCTCCTCTCATTTTTAATCAGGGTCGACTGTCACATTGATTCGCCATTCAAGCTCGCTGATCTGTCGGTTAATTGCTTCCATCACTGCCGAACTCAACGGCGGGTCGAATGCCAGTCTTACCTTCAGGTAAATAAAGGTTTTTGCAAATTCAAGACAAGGATCATCGTACAGGAATTCAGACCAGGTCTTACTTGCATCTTCGATACGGAATCCTTCTTCAGGACCAACACCGAGCTGCGTCAAGACTGAGAATGCCGAATTGATGTACATGACGATGTCCGGGTCAAAGTGCTCATACTCTTCAGCAATTCCGAGCAGCTTTTTAATCGATGTCAGTATACTGTCCATATCGTTTTCTCCTTACTGCCTGACGGCTACAAATTTCTTCATGCAGAATCCTTCGATACCGGTAGCAGTACAGACAGCGTACCAATCATCATTGGAATCGCCCATGTCAATTTCCAATTCGTCAAGACAGGTCACAACCGTTACTACTCTGGAATCCTTAGTCGGCTTTTCACGAATGTTCAGCTTCAGGCAATCAGTAACAACACCGATCACATTTCGAGCAGCGTCTTCGCAAAACTCCGTTTCCTGCTCCTTGATGTTTTCAGTCTGTTCATCAAGAACGGAATTTTCATAGATTTTATTTTCCATTGGGTGTTTCTCCTTTCATTACTTTCGCCAAGGGCATGTATCGTTTCGTGTGCGCTGTACTGGAGGGAGAAGTAACAAACTCTCATCACCATAGTGAATAGCATTATGCGTATTCAACTTGGTGCATATTACATTCTCCAGATCGAAGACGCATGGACTCTGATTCAACAGGTCTTCATAAGTGATGGGGTTCAGATGATGAATCAATATTGAGTCAAAGATTTCATAACCCGGTACTCCAAGATCACAACCTTCATCACGAATGATAATTTCATCTCTGAATCTTAACCACTTGTCTGAATGATAGAACTCTTGGTTCAGCCAGCGCTTAAAACCGAAAGTCTCTTCCCCAACAGAGCCCTCGAGTTTCAAATAACAAAACCGTTCTTCAAATGTCGGCAGTGTAATCAACTCTGAATAAGTTTTAATATTCATCGCCATCACCGCCTGCACCTGAATATCTCCTAAACGCTTCAAGAGCCTTGTTGTACAACTCTTTGGCTTCACTATTGGAATTTAGATTCTTGGTCTTCGCTTCGATAAGCTCTTTCTGCTTCTCCAGAATCTCCTTTTCGATTCGTTCCTTACTGGAACCAAGTTTCAAATAATGCGTTATGACCTGAGAAGAAGCAGTTCCGTCTCTGAGCTGCTTTTCAGCACATTGAACCGCCAAAGAAATCATTAAGTTCTCTTGCGCTTCGAGAGATGTCGGTGGTCTCAATGGGCTATTTGAGTCGGAAGAGCTTGCAGCTTTACCTTTGGGCATTAGCACTGCCTCCTCTCTTAAAAATTTGGTGCGGATAACAGGAGTTGAACCTGCACGGAGTTACCTCCAATAAATTCTGAGTCTATTGCGTCTGCCAGTTCCGCCATATCCGCATACTTGTGCTGCACTTTCTGTCTAAACTGATACTCTTTTAGGTAAGAATAGGTGCAGTATTTGAAAGAACTTACAGAGTTGAATTTCCACCAATCACCGAAAGGAGAAAAGAAACATGAAAGGAGATGTTCACACTTTATGGAAAATACTTCAACCCTGTAAGCTCGTTCAAATACTGCACCCGAGGGGGTAAGCCCCATTCCCAAAATATCCCTCCGGAGATTTTTTTAAGACCGCCGCGATGAGGTAGGGGGTGTGATTTTGGAGACCCCCTCCCCATGTCTTTAAGCCCTGTGGCAGCAGTGCAGATCAAGTGGTTATTTGTTTGTATTGACTTCAAGTTCAAATGTTTTCAGAGAAGAAAACAAAAACTTTATTCAAAGAGCATTAGACCTCAACCTATAGTTCAAGCCTTGTCTGCTTTTGTTGTTTTCGTTCTCTTAACTTTCTTGTAAATGTTCATGAAGTCGTAACGAATGATCTCGTCAATCGCTCTTTCAATCTCTTGATTGTTCTCTTCTTCAGAGAATTGGTCAGAAGTGTGAGCAATTCGATCGAGATAAGCGCAAGTGTTGTAACCCTTTTCTACATCGAACAGGAACCAATCGGAGAACTGTTCAAATGGATTATAAGGGTTGTCAAATGTGGTAAGGGCACAAGAACCATTCATACCAGTCACTCCTTTCAATTCAAGTAATTAGACACTGTGCTTGTTGAAATACCAAGAGCTTCAGCAATTTCCGATGTGCTGTAGCCAGAAGCATTCATTGAAGCAATCTTATTCTGCTTTGCAGTGCTGAGAGTTGTTGTTGCTCTCGGTGTTGCGCGCTGTCTAAGACTGTCAATGTCCACATTGTCGATGATTTGGGTGAGCTTGTTCTCACTAATAGCACCAGCTTGAATTGCTTCCCATTCACGGTCTGTAATTTTAATGGTTTCTCGCTTTGCGCCAACAGAGGCACGAGCCTGAGTAAGCGCCTGCTGGCTTGCTTTCTTGAGTTCGCCCTTTGTCATGTCCGGGTTATCCTGCTTTTTAGCAGCCACTACTGCATTAGCCATGGTCTGAGCCTGTCTTTCTCTGGGAGCATTCTTCAAAGCCACATTGAGTTTTGCATTTAGAGAGTCGACCTCAGCTTGATAGGTCTCTTTTGCAGTGGCAGAGTAGGGTACTTTTCCGGTGGATAGGATCTCAAGACGAGCCTGGTTGCCCAGGGCTTTCATCTTGTTAGCGTAGTTAGCATAAGCACGCTCCACGGGGGTATCAGCTTCAGATACCAGGGTATAGGCATCCTTTGCTTCAGCCATCTTAGTGCTGGGTTGAGTACGCTCTTTGACCTTGCCAGTTCGCTTATCAACGTAAACAGGGTCATCTACATCTTTCCATATGTATTCACCAGTTTTTTCGTCGATTTTTGGGCTACCTTGCCTCTTGATAATGGAAGTCTCAGACTTAGCACGGGAAATCAGAGTCGAAGCACCCTCATGGTATCTTCCATCCTCATCAACTGTACCCTGATACTTCTTTTTCAAAGAGCTGATGCCATTGTCGATCTCACTTTGCTTGTAGTCCAGCTTGTGTTTTTCGGCATCAATAATTACCATGCTATGACGAACTGCTCTTGCAAGCTCATCCTGCGTAGCTCCCTTCAAAGTCATGTCGGTAATCAGATTAGAAATGACACCCATCTCTTTCTGTGTGTTCTTCATAGGCTTGAAAGTGCCAGCAGGTTTTCCGCCATACTCCAATTTTGGGTCAAATCCTTCAAGCCCCTTCAGAGGAGGAGTGGAAGTAATCTTGACCTTGCTTTTACCAGAGTTACAGGGGATGACCATGACAGTATCACCATCAAAGTCAGCACCTGAAAGCCGTTCTGCAACCTTACTGTTAATACCGATGGCATCTTTAGGGGTGTTACCAAGGATTCTGCGAGCCTCTGCCTGCTTGTTATTCACTGTCAAGATAGGAATCTCAAAAGTTCCGCCATGCGGATAACGAACCAGAGCTACTGTTTCACCATTCTTATAATTCGGAGCATACACTTCATTGTCTTTCATCGAAGTGATAGGTAGAATCACCTGATATTTCTGACGAGGAAGAGCAGCTGCCTGAAGGTGCACAGCAGCAGAGTCACAATCATCCGCAAAGGATTTCAGTAATGATTTTTTGACCGTCGGATTTGTCAATGAACAGATTTCATCAAATTCAGCCATTTTATCAGATGCCGCCAAGTTCAGCTGTTTATTGACCAGACTCAAACTCTGCTTAGAAAGAAACTGGGAGGGGAGTTTATCCGCCCATTCGCCCCAGTCGCCCTCTTCGGCACGCTTATTGATAAGGGAAAGCTGTCGTTTGCCATCAGCATCGATGTAATAGCTCTGCCCACCGGCTTTGATAAGTGAACCAAACGGATTGTCAGGGTCATCCTTGACCTTCTTCAGAACATCCGATGTCGGGGTGCCTTTTTTCTTATTGGTATTGAACATTACATCCACGCCATCAGGAAGATCATCAGAATAGACAGCCATTCCTTTCAAATATCTATTACCATCCACCAGAATGCGAACCTGAGCATAATGGGAATCACCAAGAGACAAGTCATCTACACCGCGACGAATTTCAATGACACCGTCTTTCTGAATACCGCCATCTTCTGCATAACGGATTTTCAAACGGCTTGAGTCCATGCTCTTGGGGTAGACAAATTTATCAAATGTCTCGCCATCATCATGGGATACATAATCTCTGACAGAATGAACATTCTCAAAATTATAAATCTCCTTGTGCTCTGTTCCGGGAGGACAAAGGACTTTGATGTTTGTCTGTTTGCCTGGATTGGTCACCTGGGGCACGCCACCGCCATAAATGGGATAGCCCTCCATTTCCAAAATATAAAGAGCCTGGTTCATCTTCTCTTTCGAGATACCAAGCTCTCTTTCGACTCCGGTTCCGACATCAATCATGCCTTTTTCCGCAATCTGCTTTTTCAGAAATTCGGCGGTTTGCTTTGCCTGGTTCATACGAGCTTCTGAACTCTCATTCAAGAGGGAACGAACTGAAGAATCGTTAGCAAAGCCCATTTTGTCAGCAATCTCATTCAAACTGTAACCTTTAGCTCGAAGAACTTTAGCAGTGGCAACATCAGCAGAACGGCGTTCATCCTTTGCGAGGCTCATCTGAGTGCGAAACTGTGTTGTGCTCAGCCCCATAGATTTTGCAATGGCTACTTCTCCTGTGTAGGTTTTTCCATCCTTATCAGTAAAAGTGAAATTGGACTTCTTCAACTCTTCCACACGGGAAAGAAAATCGCCGCTGTGCTGATAAGGGTTATCACCCGAACCCCAAGGATAACGACCAGACCTTCTGGGCATACCGTAATGCATTAAAATATCATCCGTGAGACTCATGGTTTAACCCTCCTGTTCTTTAATTTTTCTGATAACCTTGTCGAATGTAATGATCTTGTCCATAATTGGCACAATATCTTCGGCAGTGGGTGTGTGATACAGAATTTCATTGTTCTGGTACAGACGAAGCTCCATCTCGATTTCTGAGGGCTTCACCTTATACTCCAAACAAAAAAGA